ATCAGGGCAGGTTACGTGTCCTAAGACCTCTTAATGTTAATTAATTAATGTTAAGAAAGGTTAATGTAACGGATAACAGTATTAATAGTGCAAATAGGACATTCAAAAGGATTATCTGCTTGAATAGAATTCATCAGGATACTTTAATAAAATAAAGAATCGGGTTAGGCAATTGTTGTAACTATGATTTAAATCAATTTTAATATTTTAACATAAAATTAGTTCATTTCATTTAATCTTCTTTTTGAAATTTCAAAATATTCTTTATTTAATTCAATACCAATACATTTTCTTCCAGTATTTTTACATGCAATAGCAGTTGTTCCACTTCCTAAAAAAGGATCAACAACTAATGCCCCTTTTTTACTAAAAATTTTAATTAAATGTTCCATTAATTCAATTGGTTTAACTGTAACATGTGTATTGTATGACTTTTTTTCTTTTTTATTTGGTTTTGATATTAGAAAATTACTATCATAAGATGGATTCATTTCTTCTAATGTCATAACATTAGCAATTACTTTATCTGAATTTTTTCCAACTTTATTAGAAAAATCAATTAAACCTGTTTTAAAATTTAGTTCTGTTTCAAGATAAGTTAATTTACCTTTTGGTTTGACAGCAACACAAATTGGTTCAACACATGATCTCATCATTGGCGTTTTAAAATTTTTATATTTCTCAATCAACTTCTCTTTATCATCATCACTAAGACCAAGTTTTTTATTTTTCTTAATAATATGAGAAATAGACATCCCTTTTGGCATAGATTGAGTATAAATCCAATTTATCATATCACGAACTTCAAATCCACTACAATCACACCCCATTGCTATGGCATGATATAAACGAGGAGAAGAAAAACTTAAGAAAAAACCACTTGGTTTCATTTTTTTTATGAGAATTTTACCAAGTTTTGAATAAAAATTATGTAAATTTACAACTTGTTTTTTATCAAATTTCATACCTTTAGGTAAATGCTTAATATGACTATTATTTTTCCGTTCAGTTACTTTCTTACTATCCCAACTATCATCTAATTTATCAATAAAATATGGTGGGTCAGTTATACAACAATCAATAGAATTGTCTTCAAGAGTTTCAAGATACTTTAAACAATCGTCATTAATAATAGTAATATCACCAATAGAAAAATGTTTTTCGTTAATATTCATTCTAAATATAAAATATAATTTTAAACTTATCTAAAAAAAATATATTTATTCATAATATAATACGTAATGTCTAATATAAATTTTATGTCAAACAGTTATTCAGAAATAAACTATAATGGTGACAAAGATGTACAATCAACACAAATTGTTATTAAAGATGATTTAGGAAAAATTTATATGAGAGAAAATGAAAAAGAAACAGAAAGAGATATGACGGCAGATGAAATTGATGCTGTTCTTAAAGGAAATCCAGTAAAATTAACAAAAAAGACATCAAAAAAAACAATAAAAAATAAAAAATCCATTAAGAAAAAAAAAGGAGGTGTTAGAAAACACAAAGGTATTATTCAGACAGGTGGAAATGCTGGAAGATTACAAAAAGGATATAAATATTCTGGTAAAAAATTGAAAAATGGTTTACCACAAATTATTAAATGTAAATCAAATAAGTCTAAATCAAGAAAATTATCAAATTTTTTCTTTACTGTATGAAAAAAATATATTTGATTCCAAAATATTTTCATTCCTAAGTTCCCTTATTATAAATTCTTTCATTTCATTAAGAGAACTAAATTCTTTTTTATTACCATTTTTAACATAAATAATAAATTTATTTAATTTTTCAATAATATCACATTTATTAATTACCAAATGTGTTACACCATTGACACGAATTGCTCTTTTCAATGTTTCAATATTTAACCAATTACATTGTCGTCTTCTACCTGTTGTAGCACCAAATTCATTTCCTATATCACCAAGTTTGTTAAAAATTTCATCAGATGGTTGAAATTTTTTTAAACCAACATAAGTATCATATAATTTACCAATGCCCCAAATATTTTGTACACTTTTTGGAGAAACACCAGAACAAGTAGCATAACCAGCAATACAATTACTAGAAGTTACATATGGATAATCCCCCCAATCTATATCCAATTCAAATCCTTGAGCACCTTCAAATAATATATATTGATTCCCTACATTCAAAAATTCAGAAGAATCTACAACATCAATTCCATTTTCTTTTAAATAATTTAATAATTCTTTATTATCATTTACTCTCATACCACTACGATTATATTTGTTTCTATAAACAGGTCTTATTCCACTTTTAGTACTTCCAACCTTATCTGTTGCGATATCTTCTTGAATATGCTTTTCTAATATAATATGTGCATTTTTTGATATTTTTAATAAAGATGATATATCTATTCCAAATTGCCGAACTTCATTTATCTCTTCATTTAATTTAGAGATATCAATAACACAACCAGGACCTATTAAACTAGGAATACCATATAATATTCCAGTTGGAAGTTGATGTGTTACTATTTTATTTTGATTTACATAAATAGTATGTCCAGCATTTGGACCACCATTAAAACGAACACACCGAGTGTAATTATTATTTTTTATTAAATGATAAACTACCTTGCCTTTTCCTTCATCACCATGTTGGAGACCGACTATAATATCTGAAATTATCATAAATAATATATAATTATATAAATTATGCTAATGTTAAGTTAAAATTAAGTAAAATTTTTTGGAAGTTTATATGAAATATTATAAAAATGAGAACCACCATACCAATCTTTATAGTTATAAAGTTTTGGTTTATTATTATTGTCTATAAATATTTTGTAAGTCATAGGAATTTTATTGCCTTTTTCTTTTTGTGATTGTTCTAAATTTATTTTTCCTTCAGATATAACTTTCAAAAACCATTTTTCTAAATTAGTTGGAATCATATATTTTCCTAAATTATTTTTTATATCAATTTTTTGATTTGGTTCATATATATTAATTGGACCATATACTGCAAAACTTACATTTTTATCTTCATTACATGATATCATTATATTGTGACCTTGTGGTGATGTTAAAATATATTTTGAAGAACCTATTTTTTTCATTGGTATATATCCTAAATTTGATCTAATATATCCAAAATGTCTATTAACATTTTGAAGTAATTGCATTGTTTTAAATATATTTTCTTGTGGAGGAATATATATATTATTATATCGTGAAAATAATCCAACATCATCCATATTTATAGCAGTATGTGTATGAAATGCATCATCTTTACATTCGCGACAATGAATATCTTTAACTATTATATCTATTTTTTTACCATATATTCTATACAATTTTAAAAACCAATAAATTACAAGAGCCATTTTACATTCAATTGATAAAGTTTCTTTTAACCATGTTTCCATTACATCAGATATTTTACAACCATCTTTTTTGTTCCAAGAACGTTGTTCCTTATTCCATATAAAACAAGAACCATAATATCTTTCCTTTCCCGTTTTTTCATCAGAATAAAACCATTTATTTTTTGATGATAAATTTGACATAAATTTATTATGTTCATTTAAATCATCACAATCTTTAAACAAAGGAATTCCATCTATGCTATTTGAAATATTATTCTCACTTCGTATTTTTGTTTCCTTATCATTTATAGTTGAAAAAATCTTGAATGATTTAGGTATTTCATATCCCCCTTTTTGAATTTTAATCAATGATTTAATATATTTCCTTCTATTATTTTGTAAAATAAAATAACCACCCCTTTTTCCTTTTCGGATAAGATAATTCTTATTTTTATATCTATAATATTGTTTTATCTTCATCTATACTATAATTTATATAAGAAAAAATCATTAATATTATTAAATTACAATGTTAGGAAAATATATAGAATTACATTTACATTTAGATGGAGCAATAAGATTAACTACTTTATATGAACTTTCACAAAAAAAAAATTTATTAAAAACAAATACTATATCCGAATTTGCTAAAATTGTATCAATTGATGATAGAAAATGTTTTGATTCATTAACAGATTGTTTATCTACTTTTTATAATATTATTTCATTAATTGCTGGTGAAAAAGAATATTTAGAACGAATAGCTTATGAAATCTGTGAAGATCAATATAATAATGGAGTATTATATACCGAAATTAGATATAATCCCCATATACTTACAGAATCTAATTTATCATTAGATGAAGTTATTCAAACTATTAATACTGGTATTAAAAGAGGATGTTCTAAATATCCGATTTTTGTTAATTGTATATTATGCTGTTTACGACATAAACCATTATGGTCATTTGATATTGTTAGATTATGTATAAAATATCGAAATAATGGTATTGTTGGAATGGATATCGCCGGCGATGAACAAAATTATTCTGATAGTTTACATCGTAGTTATTTCGCATACGCTCATAAAAAAAATATAAATATTACTGCCCACGCTGGTGAATCTGGGGGATCAGATAATATTAGGTCTGCAATAACAAACTTATATGCTAAAAGAATTGGACACGGATACGCTTGTTCAACTGATAATTATCTAATGGCATATTTAAAAAGAAATAATATTCATCTTGAATGTTGCCTTACATCAAGTCTAAAAACAAAATCAATCAACGATATTAATAAACATCCTATTAAAACATTTCACAAAAAAAATATGAATTTTTCTATTAATACTGACGATCCATCTATATTTAATACATCATTTCAAAATGAGATTAGTTTAGCTAAACATACTTTACAATTAAATAATGATCAGATTTATAAAATAATGCTAAATTCATTAGAATCTTCGTTTGCTTCTAGAAAAGAAAAAGATAAAATAAAAAAAATTTTGTTAAATAATTGGATAAAATTTGACAAAAAATAATATATTTATATAATTAAATATTATATATTGAAAACAATTCTTTTCTATATATAATATATATAAGTATCATTATGGATATAATCACAAATTTATTTAATTTAGATAAAATAAATGATAAATCAAAAATTATTGAAGAATTTAGAAGACGAAGACGAAGACGAAAACGAAAACGAAAATCTAAAAAAAAAAGAACATCTAAAAAAAAGAGAACATCTAAAAAAAAATCTAAAAAAAAAAGTGTAAAAAAAAATGAAAGTTCTGATTTTAATATTTTAGCAATATTAGGAATAATATTTGGATTAATTATAACAACTTTTGGTGGTATTTTTGCTTGGTATAGATATGGACATAAAGGTGATATTCCAAGTTGGATTCCAACATTTTTAACTAAATTATTAAGACCATCTGGTGTAGTTGTACCAACAGCAATGCCAATAGCAATACCAACAACAATACCAACAGCAATACCAATAGCAATGCCATCAGTAATACCAATAGCATAGATTAATTTTAGCATAACATATTATTAATATTTAAAACTCTACCAGTTAAATTAATACGATATTGATGAGTAATATTTTTTTGTTCAAGTTTAGTCATTTTTGGTACAGAATGTGTATATCTAGATTGAAAACCACTACACATTTCGATAATATCGCCATGTTTCATCTCAACAATTAATACTGGTTTTCTTGGATTTTCGGTAGATTTTGATTTAGGTATTTTAATTACAAATCGTCTTTTTTGTCCAAGTGATATAGATACAATTGAAGAATTTTTATCTAAATCACTTTCATCATCAGAATGTTCACTAATATAATTTTTTAAATTATTATATTTATTACACAAATAGTAATCACACTCTTGATTACATAATTTTTTCACTCTTTTTTCAATAAATTCTATTTTTTCATCATATTTAACAGGCGAAATTGTTAGCCCAGAATATGTATAAGTTTCGCCACTTTTTGAATAGGCAAATGTTTGCCGTGCTTGCTCAATCCATTTTCCCACCATTTTAATTTTTTGAGTTTTCCATTTACAATTTAAAAATTCATCGTATAATTTATTACTTTCAACATTCGTAAATCCATATTCATATTTTATTAAAAGTGGTTTATTATTTACATCTTTTAATAAAATTTTTTTTTTGGTTACAGAACTAATTTTAATGAATTTATCCATTTTATTATATAAAAAATGATTTCAATTTTTTTATTAAATATAAATAATTTCTTCTTCTTCTTCTTCTAATTTTTTACATTCTCTTTCCATTTCGTCTATTCGAATCTTCTCTTTTTCTTCTTCATTTTTTAACATTTGTTTTTCTTCATAATTAGTAATATCACAATCATTATCATTTAATAATGTAAATCTATCCGTATTATCTTCCTCGCAAGTTGATAAATTTTCAATAAAATTTATTAATTCATCAATCTTGGGAATTGATGATGAAGAAACTAGCATTTCATTACTTTCTTCATTATTAATTAATAAATCTTCTGGAAGATGTACGTATAAAGAATCATTACTTTGATAACTAGCTTCATCAGAAAAATCAGATTTAATCATATTTTGTAAATCAATATATTGTTGTTTTTGAACTTCTGTTTCTTCTACAACTTCTTCTACAACAGGAACAACTTCTTCTACAACTTCTTCTACAACTTCTTCTACAACTTCTTCTACAACAGGAACAACTTCTTCTACAACTTCTTCTACAACTTCTTCTACAACTTCTTCTACAACCTCTTCTATAACAGGAACAACTTCTTCTACAACTTCTTCAACAACTTCTTCTACAACTTCTTCTTTCTTAATATTTTGTTGTAAAATTAATTTTAATAATTGGCTATTATCTGGTGGTTTTATATGATTTTCATCATTTTGTATTTTCTTTTCTTCTAATGTAGGAAGAACATTATCAGAATTAACTAATTGAGGAATTTCTATTTCTTCTTCTAATACAGGAAGAGTATTATCAAAATCAGAATTAACTAATTGAGGAATTTCTTCTTCAGTCATATGTGAACAACCGCAATTATGACTATGTACATGATTATTATTATGTTTATTTACCATATTTTGTAAATTCAGATTTTTAGCACTTTTTTTAAGTTTTTTCATAACTCTCTTTCTTTGTTTTGATGGCATTTTTTCAAGCATTTTTGAAAGTTCAGCCATATTTAAAGATCCAAAATCATCCTCATTCTTATTTTTTTTGGATTTAGAATTACTTAATCTTCTTCGTCCCCTTTTTCTTTTTGATTTAATTAATCTGCTAATATTTTGATTGGGCATATCTATTTATATATTTCAAATTAATACTTAATACTTATAATCAATTTTAAAAAATTGAATTATTTTTTAAATATTAAAAATGTTATTTAATAGCGAACCAGAAGAAAGAACGTTGAAAGATGAAATTGATGAATTTTGTACTTGTTCATATGAAACACGAATAAAAGGATTTGGAATTTGCTTTGTATTAGGATGGTTTATTACATTTATGTCAACTATTGCGATTGTATCAATTGTAACAAATCCTGCAAAATTTGCTGTTTTGTATACCTTTGGAAATATAATTTCATTGTCTAGTACTTGTTTTTTATTTGGACCTTGTTCTCAAATAAAAAGTATGTTAAAACATAAAAGAATTTTTGCTACAATTTTATATTTTTTAGCAATGATTATGACACTTGTATTAGCGTTTAAAGTTAGAGAAGCGTTACCTGTTTTATTATCAATGTTATTACAATTTTTAGCAATGATTTGGTATTCACTAAGTTATATTCCATACGCAAGAACATTAGTAACAAATTTAATCTTTTAAAAAATTGATTAAATAATAAATAATTAAACTATTAATGGAATCTCCATATAATATTGTATTGATTGATAATAGAAATAAATTATCAAAATTGGATATTTTAAAAGAAGATGCTATCGTAAATGATTCATCACACACTTATTGTATTGGATTTGATGCCGAATTTATATCAAAATCAAACTATCCACGTTCATTTAACAAATGTAGAAATTGGATTATAGACACACCAACAAATGAAGCAGTTTGTTTAATACAAATTGCAAGTAAAAAATATGTATTTTTAATTTATTTACCAGGAATTGGTTTGCCATTGCCTAAAAGATTACAAAAAATTATCCTCAGTGAAAAATGGTTAAAAACTGGTGTTGGTATTGAAGGTGATTTACGTAAAATATGTCAAAATTATAGATTATCACATTTTCATGGTTCATTCGAATTAAAAACACTTGCAGAAGTAGGAAATATTAAAAAACCGAATCTAGTTAATTTATATTCTTTATTTGTGGGAAAACAACATTATAAAGACAAAAGTCAATCTGTTTGTAATTGGTCATTGCCTCTTAGAGAATCAAAAAAAATAAAATATGCTGCTAGAGATGCGATTATGTCTTATCAATTATTTCAATACATGCTTGAACCAACATTAAATCATATACATTCAAAGTCGGAAAGTAAATTAGATGTTCAATTAGAAATTAATTTAGAAGAGAATCTAAATATTATTGAAAAAAATGATTCTATATTGCTAGGAACACATTTAAAATCGTCAGATATACATAAAATTTCAGAAATCATCTTATCAATTAATAATATGTATCCAGATTTTAGTTATATAGAACCGTCTCTTGATAAATCTAGATATTCAAAATTAAGAAAGACTGCTAGATCGGCATTAAAAAAATGTACTAAAATTGAAAGTAAATTAATGAATCAATTAAGAATTACATTAATAAATGGTTGTCAAATGAAAGGATATTCTTCAAATATTTGTAGTTCATTATGTAAAAAATTAACTTGTGATATTAATAATTATAATTTATTTGAAACATCCGTTATTAAACATGTTCAAAATTTATATTCAAATTGAGATAAATATAATTAAAATATAAAATATAAACATGAATATTGAAGAAATTTTGAAAGAATCAGGAAAAAAAATAATTTCTGAAATAGGTTTAGGACATTCTGAAAAGATTTATCAGCAATGCTTACAACATCATTTAACAAGCAAATATAATTTGAAAGTTGAAGTTGAAAAAATTTTCCCTGTTATTTTTGATAATATTTGTATAGGTCATTGTAGACCAGATATAGTAATAAATGATAATATTATAATTGAATTAAAAACTACAATGACGCTAACAAATATGGCAAAAACTCAATTGCAAAAATATGAAAAGTATTGCGGTCAAGCATTTTTAGTTAATTTTCCTGTTCAATTTGGTATAAAAAATATTGAAATTTATAAACACGAATAAATTTATAAACACATATATTTTATTAAATTTTTATAAAATTGATTATTATATTTTATAATAATAATAATCAATTTAATACAATGACAAAAATTGTTAGTATTAATATTTATGAACTTCATCCAAAAGCAAATCGATTTTTAAGTAAAATCGGTATAGGATTATATCATAGTGGTGTTGTAATAGATGATAGTGAATGGACATTTGGCCCATTTATAAATAATGAAACAAATGAAAATGGAATTCATTCAATTTCACCAGGTTTATTTAATGAATTTCACAAAACAACTTTAATTGCTGGTCAAATTGATATAAATAATTTTGACCTAGCATGCATTATAAATAAATTTCGTAATCAATTTTTATCATCAGAATATAATTTAATTACAAATAATTGTAATGATTTTACTAAAGTTTTTTGTAAAGAAATATGCAATTATGATATACCTAATTGGATTAATCGAACCGCTAAAATTGGTTCTTTATTCTATTGCCCTGGTTGTTGTAAAACGACCGATATATCAGATATAAATTATAATAATTTATTATCAGAAACTCATTCCGAATTTTCTCCACATCCTCCAGTTATCTTGTAATATGTTTATATCCATATCCATTGGATAAATATCCTGATGGCCACTTTCTATAATATCAATAATTATGATTAAAAAAAAAATATAAAGTTAATATATTACTATAAGATATAATAATCAATGTCTAACAACGAAGAAGATATAAATTATGATGAACAAATTTGGATAGAACCTTTTGACAGAGCAGAAATTGAAAGAATGATCCTCTCGTCTTTCGATTCATTAGAAAATAAATCTAGAACGTTTGAAGAAATTTTATTTGCGATAAGAATAATTGAAAGAGAATTAGTTGAATTAGAAGGGAACCCCCAAGTGGACAGCGACAGGTATACAGAAATGGAGATTCGACAAGTTTTAGAAACAATGATAGAGAGAGGAGATGTATCAATTTCTGGATTGAATTTGGATTGGATGAATGAAATATTTTCATTACAAGAACTTCCTCCAATTCCTGAATTTGAAGAAAAAGAAGAATACGAACAAAAAGAAAAATATGAAGATCCATTAAGAAAAATTTTTCCACAACCACAAGAAGGTGATCAATTTAGAAATATATCAAATGATAAAATATATAAAATAATAAAAGTATTGGAAAATTATGAATATCAAGTTGAACAAGGGGAGGCAAAAAGTAAAATAAAATGGAATCCCGCAATTGTGAATGAGAATGAGCATTTTGTTCCTATTTTTATGCCTTATGCAAATGAAGATATAATTGAAGATTTAACTGGATTATTTAGTTCTCCAAAACCATTTACTCAAGAAGAATCAATAAAAATTAAAACTATTTTATCCAAAAGACCAAAACTTACTAATAATAAAGGAATGTTATTTTGGCATTCTCTTGTTAAAAATTTTGGGGAAATATTTAAACATACTGAAAACACGATGGATATATATAATAAAACATTAAATCTGAGAGACATAATGCCAAGCGTATTTCAGGATACTAAAGATGGAGAACATTTTGAATATATTAATTTTACAGGAATTATTGACAATTCATTAATAACTTCATATTTTTACATATTAGAAATTGACCATAGAAATATTCATAAATTAATTGAAAATATTCAAGATATTTATAATTCGTCGAATGATGATATATTTTATAATTTTTTAAATTTTATATTAAATCAAGTGGATAATCGGTATTCGATTAAAATTTATAATAAACTTGGATTAGAAATATTAAAAAAATTTAATTTTAATGAATTATTAAAACAGTTTATCACAAAATATAACTATTTTGAATGGGGAGGTACTATAACTTCTGATATTAAAGATTTTATCACAAATATAATTCATTCAAAATTGCATTTTATAAAAAATAATAATGATAAAAAACATCATATTTTATTTTATTGTAAAAATATAGATTTATTCAAATTAATATTAGAAACTATAGGTGAGGAGCAAGTTCGAGAAATAAAAATAAGTGATTTTGAATTTAATTATTTTTTAGATTATAATTTTAAACAATTAAGTTTTTTTTTAAAGGCTGGTGGAAAAATTCCAACACTTATTAACAATAAAAATATTTATCTTGACTCACAAATTTTTGAAATACCTGTTCTAGATCCTGAGCTTGCTGATTTATTAATAGATAAAGAAAAAATAATTACAATTTTTAGTGATTTTATAATTAATAAATTTAGAATGGATGATTTTAGAATGAATGGTAAAAATATTTTCGATTATTATTTTAAAAAGTTTTTAGAATTTGAGATTGAATTAAAAGATGAAATTAAATATAAAATTATATTTAAAGAATTTGAAAATTTATTACTGACGAGACCTATTAAAAAATTTAAACAAAATTATTTAGATAAAATAGAAATGTTATATGCTACCTTAGATTTACCGTTTGATTATAAAAAAGAAGAAAATGAGGAAAATGAGGAAAAAGAGGAAAATGAGGAAAAAGAGGAAAAAGAGGGGGTATTATTAATTGAAGACGTTATTAATATGATGATAAAAGAAGGATGGATTTTTTATCCAGTTTTTGATGAATTTGTGATATTTTTAATAAGTATAAATCGTGAATTTAATCCCAAATTAGTTTTTAATATTGAAAAGAATTTTACTAAAAATGTTGTATCTTTTTTGCATAAAAAAAGAAAATTAGATATAAAATTAACTCTTAGTTGTGACGAATCTATTTTAAAAAATATCGGTTCCACTTGGGAAAAGGAAAAAAGAATACTTTTAAAATATTGTCGCCAAATTAAAACTACTGAAGTCGAATTGAATAAGGAATGTCGTCCATTATTATCAGAAGAAGTTAGACAACATTTAGGAATACCTGGTAATGAAGATTATTATGGTGATAGATTTATGATTAATATTGATATTAATGATCCTTTATCATCTTTAATAAGTGCTTTATCACGTAATCGCCAAGTTGAACGTGATTTTTGGATTTATTATCCAACACGATGGGCAACTGGTCCAGTTGTAAGTTTATGGGAAAATGGTATGAAACAAGAAGGAGTCGATGCAGGAGGAGGAACAAAAACATTTATGGATTTAATTAGTGATCAAATTATTGAATTAGAATTATTTGAAAAAAAAGGAGATTCTTATATATTTCCAAAAGAATTTAAAAATCGTGATAAAATACCTTTCCATGTTCTAGCATCTATATATGATGATCTTGATGACAATTTTATGAACAATTTAGTTACGTATCCAGGTGTTGATTGGAGAACAGATTTTGTAGAAATTCAAGATTATATGTTATATAATTTTATTGCAAATATTCTGATTAAATCGATGGTAAATGGAATTCCATTAGGAATTAAATTCTCATTAAGCACATTATTAAGTATGTTTAGTAAAAAAATCGACGATTTTAAATATCTTTCTATCAATCTTGAAGAAGAAGGATTAACTACCAATTTAATTATATTGGCCAAGAATCTAAAAGAGTTAAATGAAAATTTAAATTTTCTGGATTATAATTTCGAAGAATTTGGACAAAAAAATCGAAAAGTAACATCAGATAATTTTTTTGAATATTTAACCGAGTTGGCAAAATCAGATTTTAATATTAAACCTTCTGGTAAGTATTATGGATTTATTCATGCATTTAAAGATTTAGATTTTAAAAATGCTTTTGATATGAAAGAAATTCAATTATTAATTCAAGGTTCATCAGTCGAAGATTTGGATATTGATCGATTGATAAATAAAATAAAAGTGATAACTGATTTAGATAAAGAGAAACAAGTAGCAGCCTGGTTTATAGAAATATTATACGATGTAGAAGGTAAAGATTTTCCATTAAATGATAATGAAAATGATGTAGATAGAATTAAATTACGAAAACGTTTCTTATCTGATCTTTTATTATTTTGGACAGGATTAAGAACTATTTCAGCAACTACGAAACTAACTGTTCGTGTTTTAGACAGAGGATCTTGGTTTTTACAATCTCATACTTGTTTTAATGGTCTAGAATTACCAATTAATATTCCAAGTAAAGAGGAATTGTATATTAAAATTAGAGAATCTTTTAAAATGGCAGGCAAAGGATTAAATCAAGTTGGTGGTGGTAATCGTGATGTTTATAATGTTGATAATATTGATAAAACTTTAATGGGTATTCTTGGGGGACTTATTTTCTTTTTGTAGTTGATATTGGAGTAGTTTCCATAATAAAGTCAAATATATCATCTTTATTATTTTTAATTTCGCCCGCAATAAATTTTTTCATATCCCGACGATATTTTAATTTTTTAGCACAAGGATATAATGTAATTGTTACGATACTTCCTACGATACTTCCTATAAATGTGCTAATTATCATAGATAAGGTTCGAACCCATTAGTTTTTTTCCTCATTTCAACATAATTTTTAATTAATAAATCATATCCATTATAAGAGGATATGATCTAAATATACGTTCTACTCGTCTATCGCGAGCCCTAACTCTATTTTGTCCATTAAATGACATAGCCCTACCCAGTGGTGGCAATTGATTAACTTTCCGTTTTGATTTTATAGATATAACTTGATTTTTAAGATATATATTCATCTTAGAAAGTCTATCTAAATCAGTATTAGATAAATAACTTAAAATATTATTTTCTAAATCATGTGGAATATTACTAAAAATTGAATAATTTCGTTCAATTGTATCATTCATTTCTATAATATATTCTTGAAATTGACGACATAATTTTTTTCGTTTTAAGTGTATATCTAAACTTGATGGCTCTGAATGTAATGATGTACTTAATGAAATAGCTTTATTAAAATTATTTTCTGACATTTGTAAAAAAGTTTTTACAATATTTAATAATCTATCAATATATGTTTTTGAAAAATTATAATTATAATCTCCTAAATATAATAATATTTTTTTTAAAGTGTTTTTAAATTGAATATCAAATTCACGAAATTCATCTTTCGTATTCAAATCCCAAAATTTAGGCAACGTTTTATCTAAGTATTCCATTTTATAATATATTCTAATTACAAGATTTTCAATTTTTTTTATAATTAATTTAATTTTTGTTTAATATCAATTAAAAAAAAAGGAAAATGTAAATTGATTTTTTTATTCAAAGTTAAATTAAAGTTAATGCAAATAATAACAGGAATACGAAATCTTGACGAAATTATTCATGATTATAAGATTGGATTAAATATATTTACTAATGAATCTTTTTTAAAAATAAATTCATTTTGGTTATTATTCAAATATCAAGAAAAATTAGCAGATATTTCTAATATATCAAATTTAGATTGGAAAACTCTTTACAAAATAGATAATGGAAATAGTATTTATTTTCGTCATCATCGGTCATATGAAAAAATTTCTATAAGCATGTTTATGTATTTATTCACAATAATTGGCCCGTTAATAGCAAAAATTAGTAATCCACATTCATGGATGATTAATTTATATATATGTATTGGTTCTTCTATCTGGTTTGGCATATATTCAATTTATAATATGTATTTTCGTTTAGATATTGTTGTTATCGCATTTCACGAAGATGGTATCAATTTTTATGAAGGATATCTCTGTCAATCTATAAAGGATCTGGAACAGAAAATATATTCTTATGAAGAAATAACTTTTAAAATATCTAAACAAAAATATGAATGGACAACAAATGAAGGTGGTAATCATCCGGAAATAGTACGTCATTATGGATTTGCTTCTATTATTTTTCTTGAAAAAACAAAATATAATCCTAGAATAGAATTAAAAAATATTCATAAAGAAGCACCTGAATGTACGGAAACAATTCATCAAAGATATATACAACATAAAACATACATGAAAAATATTTTAGATTTTCCATTACATTTTATACCTTGCGACCAAGAAGATGATAATATTCTAGAAGCCGTTAAAATTCAACCAATTTCACCTTAGAAATTTATCTAAATTTCCAAATTCTCTATTATACGCAATGTCTGAATCATCTTCATCATCACTTTCATATTCATATTCATCTTCAGGTTCGTCAAAGATAATTTGCCTTCGTCCTCGCGTAGATGCAACATAATAAATATTTTTTTCATCTTTAATATCAACGTCATCACAAATACGAATAATATTGTGTTCTAAACCTTTATACGAATGAACTGTATACATCATACATTCAGCTTGTTCTTTATCACGAACCAAATTAGCCTCGATGTCAGAAATTAAATTATTTAATTCATTTTCACTTAACTTAAGTAAAAATGAAGGTAAATCATCAGCAAATCCAGCCATCTCTTCTTCAGTTAATTTAGAAATTTTTAACTTATTGTGTAATTTTTTCATATAAGAAACTTGACGATCAAAATTATTAATCCAAACTTTGTCAATATTTCTAGCCGCTGTTAATAATCTCCGCCAACTTCGGAATAAATATACATATTTTGCTTGAGGTTCAGCATCATAATATATATTAGTTTTCCATTTAACACCAGATACCATCCATAAATCATCAAATTCCTTACATATCTCCTTACACGCAGGATTTCCAATACGAAAAGTCTTATAAAACTCAATGACAAATGTATCAGTTGGTAACTTTTCAAAAGCATTAATCGCACCACGCCATTCATAAATAGCTTGTTTGGGATCGCCAACAAATACTTTAGGAATTGTTGTATCATTTAAAAGCATTTTCAACATAAGAGGGTCACAATCTTGGGCTTCATCAAAAAATACCATATCATAGTTATCATCAAGATAACCTCTAGCCCAATGTTCTACCTCGACCATCTTTCTAATACTATCAAAAGTAAAGAATTTTTTTTCCATTGCCTTCTCCCATAAACTTTTTAATATAGCTTTCTTTTGATTTCCAAAATTTTTTTTAATGTATTTGTCAATTGATGAATATTCCACTTGTTTACAAAATTTTGCAAACCAAATACAATAATAGTTTTTCACTTTCCAAGGTTTATTTGCTAACCAAGGATACACACTTCCAATCGTTTGAGGTTTCAAATCAATAATACTCATATTTTCGCCATTAATACCAGTTTTTTGGATAAAAATTTGCCGCATCAAACCATCAAATGTACAACAAGCAACATTTCGAATCTTCTTATGGTATAATTTACATCGTATTTCACTAATTAATGCTTTGTTAAATGCTAAATATAAAATCTTCTTTTTTTTATGAATTTCAGCAAGTTCCAGTAAAGTTGTTGTTTTACCTGAACCAGCAACAGCTGTAATTGCCACTATTTCATTTTCAGTAAATTTATGTCGTTTAAGATATCTACGATTAATACCATCGAACCATTTCATTGAAAGGGTACAACGACCATAAATAATTTTAACCATTTCAATATCTTCAAATGAATTAAAAAACTGCTCGGCTTGTTTAGAAAAATTACCCTTAAATTTAATCATTTTAAGAAAATCTTTAAATTTAAGAACCTTACAAACCCAAACAGTTTTACGCATACCTTCAACCTCAATATTATATTCGGTTGTATTTTTTAATAAAAGCCATTCTTTAAAATTTGTTCTAAGAAAAATATTTTTTTTACATTTCTTAATCATATCTTTAAAATCATCTACGACTTCACAGATAGCAAATAAACCAACCTTAACTTTTTTTACATATACCTTACTTACATCAAATATCCAATCAGTTTTATCATTATTTACAAAACTATCTTTATCTTGAAAAGTAATATTTAAACTATTACCTTTATGAGACTCTGTAATAAATTTTTTCTCAATATTCATATGAAATTGATTTTAATATAAATAATAATATTTCAATTCTAATTACTTAATATATTTTATAATAAAATATATTAGATTATTTTATAATATGTTAGAAAACATAAATTTTTTACATACTGATATAAAAAATATAATTTTCAAATATCTCAAATGTCATACACGAGATTGTAATCAAATTGGTTATGAGAAATTTAGTTTACTACAATTGAAAGAAAATAATCATATATATTGTAAAAAATGTTATCAATTAGCAAAAAAATATGATAGAACATTTGTATTTAGTAGTCCCTGGGGATATCAAGGACGTTCATATCTAACATCATCGTCAATTTTATAATTGACGAAAAAATCAAAATAAAAATTGAGATTTACTAACATTATGAAAATAAAGATGATTAAATCTAATACAAATTATTATTTGCATAATCTTTTAAAACCGATAAAAGGTAATAAAATTCTAGATTATAGATTTAGAACAAGAATAGATGAAAAATATATTCCTCAATATTTTAATAATAATATTGTTTTTCAAAGTTTTGCAAGTTTTCAACAAAATAATTTAAAATTATCAAAGTTAATTCGTAAATTTGTAAAAGATAATATTAAAACCAACTCAATACAAGCATTTGGAGGCGAAAGTTATTTATATTCAGATAATAAAAAGGATACATTATGTTATAGTAATTCGCAAAGTATTTTATCTGACATAAAATATAATGGATATGAAAATATCAAAAAAGTTGATTATAATAAAGAAAAATTCTTTTTTACAAATGATGATATTGTTTTAAATTTATCAAAATTAAATCAAAATCTAATAAAACAAATCAATAATTCATATGTAAATAGAATTATAATTATAAATTGTCATCATAAAGATTTTTGGAATAAAATAAAATTATTAACAAACTTTAAATTAATGAAAAGAGAAAAATATATTGATTATAAATTAAATTTTTTTCTAACTGGTAATATTTTTGTAAGAAAATCATTTATTTCATTAGGTGGAAATTGTTCTGTAACATATCAACTAAATAAATATAATTTAAGAAAAGAAAGTTATCCATTTGATTGGTCTAAAATAAAAATTAATAAGATAAAAGATGCGATTGAAAATAATTTTAATAATTATAATAAAGTAGAAATAGCAAAATATTCAGAAAATCATAAAAGTTGGGTATTTAAAAATAAATATGCTTCGTTTGCTCATGAATATTTAGAAAATTATAATTTAGAAGAGTTTGAAAATAAATTAATTAAAAGAATAAATAATTTTAAAAAAATTAAAAATCCAATTTTTATAAGAATAGAAACATATTCATATAAAAATCGAGAAATATATATTAAGTATTGGGAAAAAATAATTAAAACCTTGAAAAAAAATTATAAAAATTTCAAAATTATTTTAATTAGTAAATTTAATCCAAATATAAATCAAATAAAATGGTATCCATATAATGAATTTTCAAAAGAATGGCAAAATAATCATTTAGAATGGGAGAAAATTTTTTTAATGTATTAATAAAATCCAGTCCGTTTTTAAAATTACTATTGTTTAAGAAACCATTCAATATCAAATTCGTCAATATCTTGAGTCAAATATCCGTCTTCTGTTTTAAAAAAATATTGTGGAAAATCAAAATCTCTATAAAATCTATCAATCATAAAATCTTTTAATTCTTTTAATTTTTTATAATTATATTTTTTTAATGTATCTTCATATAAATAAAATATAATCTCAAAAATAGTTTCATCACCTTCTTCTGATTTTAATTCTTCTACAATTGTATCATAATTATATTCTAATTGATATTTATAACTATAAATAAGTTCTTCTAATACCAGTGGTAAAATCGGAAATGTATATTTTTTTTTAGACATATTATATTAATTATATCATAATTATATCAATTTTTTTATTCGATTAATAAGAACAACCGTAGTCCTCCCACGCCAAATGTAATTTATAGAACTTTAATAGAAAAAATGAAATAAGAAATTGAATTCTAATTATATATATTAAATAAAAATGACTTGTGAATATTTAAATTGCAAATTTAAGACAAAAGGCAAAAATGAATTTTGCGGAAGACATCAAAATCTAGGCAAAAAATTAAAAAATCCCGAACTTTATTGTACTGCTAAAAAATGTACTAATTTAAGAATCGCGAATAGCCAAAAATGTCAAAAATGTCAAAAAAAAATTTGTCAATATCCAAATTGTAAATTTAGTATAAAATCTAAAAGTGAAAGTGATGAATTTTGTGGAAAACATATAAAACTTGGAGCAAAATTAAAAAATCCTGAACTTTATTGTACTAAAAAAAGTTGTGCTAATTTGAGAGCTGAAAATAGTAAAAGATGTCAAAAATGTATTGCTCAAAAACAAAAAAAAGAGGCAAGTAAAATTCCGTGTCAATATCCAAATTGTAAATTTAGCGTAAAACGAAAAAGTGAAAGTAATGAATTTTGTGGAAAACATATAAAACTTGGGGCAAAATTAAAAAATCCTGAACTTTATTGTACTAAAGATAATTGTGGTAATTTGAGAGTAGAAGGACACAAATCATGTAAAAAATGTCTTGATCAAAGTAGAAAATTTGAGGAAATTCGTAAAAAAAAGAGAAAACAAATTCCAAAAACAAAATGTCGATTATGTGAAAAGGAAATTGAAGATTTTACAACATTGAGTGGTAATAAACCAACTTTATGTAAATATCATTATGAATTAGAAACTTTAAGGGAAGAGCGACGACCAGAAAGGGATAGGAAAGAAGAATATAACGAATATGATGAAAAAAGAAGAGATGATCCTGAAAGAATAGAATATAAATACAACTACCATAGATCATTAAATTTTAAATTAATTAATTATAAATCGAAATGTAAAAATAGTGATGATTCATCAAAAACTTGGAAACTAACAGATGAATATGCTATTTTTTTATTTAAATCACCTTGTTATTATTGTGGAAAAGTTTCGTATGAAAGTAATTGGAGTGGAATTGATAGAAAGGACAATAACGAGTGTTATACAACAAAAAATTCAAGATCATGTTGTAAATTATGTAATATGATGAAAGAAACGTATGATGCGGATTTTTTTATCGAACATTGTAGAAATATAGCACGACATAATAATAACATATTAAATAATTAATTGTTTTTGATAAACCACCCAGCAATTAACCCGCCCAGACCAGACATTATACTAAAATTTTTAGCACATAACGTAAAAAATTTTTTAATAAGCCACCTAAATGGTTTATTAAAAAACGATAAAAGAATACTAAATCTATATTTAAGCGCGATAAAAACAATATGTACGATTACATTATGAATTTATAACAATATAGATAACTTACCTAGTGTGAGAGTGTGAGTGAGAGAGAGATAAGTGTAATCTAATTACTTAAATTACCCCATATCTACACATAACCGAAGAAGAGGATTAATTATATGAATTCATGAGAAAATTCAAATAATAAGACCGAATAGTAAATTTGAAATAAGTGTCCATACCAGACATAATACTGGATACGCTTAATTCGAATATGCGAGACCGCCCATTCCCGACATAATTCTAAGCACGTTATAATTGACGGCATATACTTTTACGACGGCATTGCTTGCGGTAACTGTGACATTAAGAGTAGCGTTGTCAATTCGGGACATATTTGCGGTACCAGATGGTTGATGTTCAGCTGGTTTGAGAGCAAATGAGTATACGTTAATTCCTACTGCTGGGGAAGATCCGAAGCATTGGTATGGTTGTACCCAGTTGAAGTATGATCCAGCTCTTTCTGCGAAACGGTCATGTCCGTTAAGTTGTAATTTAGCGGAGGTAATATCAGTGTATGTGAAGTTGGCATCATCGGAAGATTTGACTGCCCATACGAGACATTTGACTGGATGATTGAAATTAAGTTTGACTTTGTTGTTGGTTCCAGTGATAGATTCATCACCAGTGAATTGAAGTTGTTCAATTAGATATTCGTGGGAAGTTTGTGCGAATCTACGTCTTTCATCAGTATCAAGATATACATAATCGATGAAAAGAGAAGTATCTCCTAGGGATGCGGCACCACCGGATTGCGCACCAACACAATCAGCGAGAGCTGCGAATTCAATGTTAAATTTAACTTCGTGGTATTGAAGGGAGATAAGTGGGAGAGCAAGACCTGGGTTTCTGTTGAACCAGAATTGAAGTGGTACATATACGGTGTATGCACCTTTGGTTGCGGCTGCGGCTGTGACTCCTGTGTTAGCTGCTACATCACCAATCATGTTGGCGTATGCTGCTGCTGCTCCTGCTTCTTGAGTAAGTTGTTGCCAGATAGATAGCCAGTCGGAGTATTGTTTATCAACTCTTTGACCACCGATTTCTACTTCTACGGATTTGATAAGAGCATGTCCTACTTCTGCGGACCATTGGAAACCAGAACCAGTTGCGGTTACTGCTGGGAGAGTTGCTTGGAGATAACAGTTGGTAATAAGATCACCATTTCTTGATACGGTTACTGTTACTTTTTTTCCAAAGTCTGGGGATCCATTGAAAGTTTGTTCAATAGATTCTACGGAGAAGTTTGTGTGTCTTCTGTAGACAACTTTGAAGAAAGTGATTTGAGGGTTACCTGTAAGGTAAATATCTTGTGCGCCATAAGCGACTAATTGCATTAATCCACCACCCATTTTATTTGTTTTATATAATAAGGAAAGAAAAAAATTTTGAGTTAAATAAAATTTAATTAATTAATTAAATAAAAAATAAAATAAATAAAAAATAAAATAAATAAATAAATACATACAAATTTAAATAATATATTATCAATTTGTGATGATAAATATATCAGTCTATGAACGACTGGGATAATAAATTTAAAAAATAAATATATGACTGAAGTTAAATTATATATGTATATAAAGATATCTAAATATATAATTTAATCAAATTTTGTACACCCTATATATATTAAATTTTTTATTTCAAAATAAATTTAAATAAATATTAAAAAATAACTCATCTAATTAATTTAAATTGAAACAAATTATACCATATATCCTTGTGATTGGATTAATGTAGTAATTTTAAAAAAAAGACTATGTTCAATTCCTCCAAAATCGTATAATCCACCATCATATTTTTTAAATTTAATAAAAAGTTGGTTTAATTTTCCGAGAGGTGGATTAAAAATTTTTTTTGTAATATATTCATTCATATTATAAAATCTAGTTTTATTTTTATCAGATGTTAATGTAATTTTAGCAAAAGAATTTGAAACACCATATCCTCTACCTTCCATATTTGATAAATTATCTATATGTAATAGAATATAGTTCTCCCCATTAATATTATATTGATTTTGTCCGCTATAGCTTGCTGACCCTGATAAATCATTTCTAATAAAACCTAAAATACTTCCTATACTTCGTTCTTTATATAAATAACGAGTATTATCTTCATATTTTTCAGTATTACCTCTAAAAATAAGCGAAAAAATATTATCTCCCCCGGTTAAATTACTAGCAATAGACATTTTTCTGGAAGTTGTATCGACTGTAACTGTATATGTTGATTGACCGGCAGTGGTCATTTGTTCTCCAATAGTAGTAGCCAATTCACTTTCAGTATAATTGCCTTGAGGTATAGTAGCAGTATAGTATGTATTTGTAGAAGTTTGTGTATTTGTTTCAATAAAATGAATTTCATTATTGGATGCATTAATAATATATCCAGAATGTGGAATTTCTGCTGAAATTAATTCAATTGATACTATATCTTTATAAACATTATTCAATTCAATTTCATATTGAGATGTACTTGAAAATAAATCATAATTTCTATCACGACTATCAATTACAACAAAATATTCTTTTGTAAGACCTTTATTTGCTTCTGCTAAATATTTTTTAAATATATCAGGTTGTTTAATAAGCATTTGTAAATTAGTAGGTTGTGGGGGTTCATTTAGAGCTATTTTTTGTTCAGCGGTTGGTAATTCTGAATATTGTGTATCTGCGTCCATTCCGGGCAAAACTTTATCAAATTCTTCTATATTTTCTTCAATAATTGTTTCTAAATTATTTTCATTATTTTGATATTTTCTATCAGAAAGTGCTTTTTCATAATCTTCTGATATTTTTGTATTATCTTCTCTATATTGGTCTTCAAATTGAGGATTTCGTCCTTTCATTTCTTTTAATGGTTGATCATTATTTCTTTCTTTTTGTATTTGTTCAAAATTATTTATTATATCACGATTGCTTCCCGGAAAAGATGTAGATGCGAATTGTGTATTTTGTCTAGATGGATGTTCAGATACATTACCAAAAGATCCGGTTTGTCTTGGTTGTATTTGCATATTTTTATTATCTCTTTCATTTCGCAATGATTCTTTTGGAATATCAATTGAATTTTTATCAGGTGACATATCATTATGAATTTTTTTTATAATAATTTCTATTAATTCATTTATAGTAGTTCTATTTAATCCTTTAACATAATCTATTACTGAAGTTGTATTTTTTTTAGGTTCAGAATTATTGTAAATATGTTCCATAATTTTTACACATAATTCTTCTTCATCGTCACCAATTGAATAATCATATTCATTCATTAAGTGTTCATAAACTACACTTAATAGTACTTTATAGTTATTTTGTGAAAAGAAAACATTAAATATTTTATCAGACATATTGTACTTATATTATATAATATATCTAATATTATATCATTTTTATATACGAATGAATTAATTAATTATACTATAATAGTTTCTTTTGATGGTTCTGGTATTGAATTTTGTTCTAAATGTTGTATCATTGCATTTTGATTTCCTATATCGATGTCAGAATATATTTTTTGTTTAAGAGTTTGTATTTTAAATGTTAATGAATGTTCTAATCCATGAAAATCGTAAAAATTATTACCAAATATTTTAAAATTTATAGTTAATTTAGATATATCAATTGTTGGGTGAAATCTTTTAATAATTGGATAGACTAGTAAATTATTATAAAAAGTAGTTTTATTTTGAGCGGAATCTAATAAAATTTTAGCAAAATCATCCTGACTATTATAATGAATTCCATCTATTAGACCACTTAATTCTGGTATTTCTAATAAAACATAATCTTCACTTTGAAATGTTATTCTATCATTTGAAGTATAATTATTTTGTCCAGAAAGGCTAACAGCATCAAATCCTAGAGTTCGTCCGATTGTGTATGTAATATATTTATTTCTAAATGAATCAATACCATAATTTTCTATACCATTACTAAATACTAAATTAAAAATATTATCTCCACCAGAAAGATCACTGTGTATTTTAATTTTTTCATCAGATGTAAATGATACGTTATATGTTGATTGCCCAGCTGTATTTAATGCGTTTTGAAGAGCACTAACTATAGTTTGAGATGTATAATTTCCAATAGGAATTTCAGCTTCATAATATGTTGAACTAGCAACTTGATCATTTTTTTCTTGAAAATGTAAAATATTATTGTAATATTCTATAAGATATCCTGATTTTGGTATTTCTGCTGTAATAAGTTCAACTGACACTACATTTGTATATATTTCATTTAAATTAATTGTATAATTATTTGAATTTGGGAAAATATCTGTATTTCTATCACGACTATCTATAGTAAAAAAATTATCAAGTGTTTTATCTTCTCCATAAATTTTTTTATGTAATTTATCAAAATGTTCTGGTTTACTAATAAGAATGTCAGTTTTATATTGTTTTGGTGCACTCAAATCAATTGGTTGATTTAATTTTTGTTTTTCAATATTTAATTTTTTATACATTTTTAGTGGATCAATATCATTTTTTATTCTAATATGATTATATATTTGTCTAGTTTCTAATTGTCTAGAAATTTTCTGGTTTATATCATCACTAATAGAAACTGGTATTTGGTTGGGAATTTTTTTTTTTATTTTTTCACTTTTTTTATTTTCATTTTGAATCAGTTCATTCATAGTGATTTGTTTTTCTGTCTGAAAATTTAATTTAAAAACATCTTCTTTAATTGTATCTAAAATATTTTTAATAACAAACATATTAGCTTTTGTTTTTGATAAATTTGGATTAAATTTGTTATAAATTTGTTCCATTAATAAGTATATTTTTTCATCATAATCATTTACATTAATATTTATATTAAATTTTTTTTGAGAAAAATTAATTAAATAATTTGATATTAATTGATAGTTTTCAACACTTAAAAAATCTTCCATTATACTTTAACTATATAGATAATTACAATTAAATAATTTTAAATATATTTTTACAACTATATTAATTAGTTTTAAAAATACAATATTCGAATCAAAAATTTTATGAATTTATAGATTTTATTTTTTTTTGAAGATCATCATTTTGTTTTTTAGCATTAGCAAGTTTTTGAGATAAGTCAGAAACTGATTCATAATATTCTGTTTCAAAATTTTCAAGAATAGATGAATCTTGTAAATCAGCAAAATCTTCACGATTATATTTACAAGCAATTGTTATAAGTATAGCAAATAATAAAATAATAACACTTACATCTAATATTTTATTTAAAAACTTAGTCATTCTATTATATAATAAAACATTATAAAAAAAATTACATATTAAATATATTTACAAATTTTTTTGAATTTCCTGAACAAATTCAAGGGCTCTTGCGGATCTATCTTGTGCAATTTTTGCCTGTTCTACAAGACTAGTAGCATAATCTATAACGCTTTTCATACAAGTTTTTTTGGATAATTTTCTAGCAGTTTCTGATTCAACAGCAGCTTCTACAGATAATCCTTGTGAAAGAACTCCTTCAGTTTGAATTTGAGCTTCTGTAGCAGCATTTTCTGTCTTTTGTTCTTTTTTCTTTTGTTTTTTCTCATCTTTTTTTTCATCTTCCCAAAAAGCTTCAGTAATTGTTCGTAATAAATCAAAATTTTCAATATTATCAAATGATTCTTGTTTTTTGGAAATGTTTAATACAGCAACTAAAATACCAATAACTATAATAACTAAACCAAATATTATCAAAGTTTTATTCATAATGTATATATAATATAATAAAATATTATATTTTTTATTTTGAGTTAAATTTAAGATATATAAAAAAAATCTCTTTATATTATAAAATTAATAATGAATAAAGCAAAAAGAATAGAAAATTCAAAACCTTTATGGACAGAAGATAATGATTTAGAAGATTATGTAGATATATACGGAGATAACTTATATAAACTTCGTTATTACATTTTCAAACATAGAGAAAATGTAAACATATATGAACCAGTATCTAAGTGTAAATCATTAGATAATAAGGAAACTTTACTTTTTGATAAATATATTTATGCTAGATTAGAAATTGATGGTAATTTTGAATGTTCAAATTATAGAAAGAATATAATTACAGAAGACTTATTATCAATAGGTCAATTTGAAACAAATTGTATAAAAACTATCGCAAATTTAATAAAAAGAGATAATCAAATTATGGAACATTGGAAAAGAACACTACATAAAGTAGAAACATCTTTGAAATATTGGATAACAGAAAGAATCCCTTCTGTATTAAAAAATGAAATATCTAGTAATGCATCAAAACATTATATAAGTATTAATGGAATAAAAGGAAAAAAAATTTATATGGATACATTAAAAAATGATTCTATATTAATAAAAAAATCAAAATTATCGTTCATATATTTACAAGAAGTTAGAAAATTATATAGTAAAATTTTAGGACAATTAAATAAATTTAGGACCTATAAAATGACATTATCAAAAAAAGAATTAAAAATTTGTTCTAATGATGAAATTATGTTAAAAGGACCATTTAAAAAATATTTTGATATATGGCCAAGTAAGATACAAATCGAGGAAGATATTGACTTAGAAAAATTTTTTGAAGATATATTATCAAATTTAGATATCCCAATCGAACTTACAACTAAAGAAGCAATTTCAAATAATGATATATATAATAGATATTTAAAATGGTTAAGTGATTATAAACAAACAATTTCTAGGAAAGTTTCACAAGCAACTTTAGATACAATTTTACCAAAACATTATATCAATCTAGCTCGTAATGTATCTAAAGAAAACAAGAAAAAAAAAAAATTAGAATAATTACTTAATTAAATTTATATTTATATTATAATATAAGATGAGTAATCATTGTACAACAAAAGATGAAATCTGTAATTTATTAAAAGAATTAAAAAAAAACGAAACAAAAACTACTACTGATATTAGTAATATTTATAAAAATTTAGATGATATAATTAATTCTAATTCAAAAATAAGAAAAAGATTACGAAATTCTGTGACATCTGTCACAGAATACACTGGGGGTGGAAATAATGAGATAGAATTAGACGAAGATTTTGTTAAATGGATTAAAAGTATTCAAAAAAGATACAAAAAAGATAAAACTTGGTTAGAGGATTTTATAAATGAAATGAAATATGAAAAAATTAAAAATTTTAAAATACTTAAAAAAAATATAAATGATGATAATGAACTACTTCCTTATTTAATAAAAGAATTTAAAGTTGATTTTGAAGAATTATTAAATTATCCAAAACAACAAATAGATAGAAATTATTTAATTAAAGCCATAGAGAAAATAAATAGTAAATTTAATTTAGTAGAAAAAGAAGATATATATAGTATTTCAATCGAACAATTATATAAACATTTATCTTCATTAATTACAAAATATAAAGATAAAATTCCAGAAAAAGATATAAAAAAAATTTTACGAAATTTTGGTAAAGAAAATCATCTGGATTATCAGATGAAGATTCTTCGCCGAATTATAGAAAAAAAAATAAAAAATAATTTAAATTTTTATATATATGTTCAAAATAATGAGTTAAATAATAAAAGAAATATTTTAGAAAATTTAAAAGAACGTGTGTATAGTAAAAATATTAAAAATTTTATTGAAAAAATATCAAACAAAATAAAACAAATTTATCATACAAAAAGCGAAGAAATATATGAAAATTTAAACAATAGTGGAATAGGTAAAAAATTTTTTAAAATTCTAACAAATGATGGTAAAATTGAAGTTAATGATATTGATTACAAATATTATGATATATTAGAAACTGTGATGAGAGATAATTATGAACAATATTTAATACATAATAATTCAATATCAGAAATACATAATAATACCTTACCAATTGGATTTATCGTAGAAAATATTAAAAATGGCCCTGATTCTCAATTTGCTTCAATAGTTAGTTGTTTAGATGATGATGATTTAATGGAAATAATTTCAAATAAATGCATCAAAAATAAAAATCCAAGTATTAAAAATTTTTGTAAAAATTTATCTAAAGTAAGAATAAATGCCAAAAATAATTATATTTCAAACTCTAAAGTAAATATTGCCCAACAAATAATAAGAGAATTAGTTTCTAATTTTGTCAAAGATTATATGAATTATAATCCTTATGTAATACATATTTTATCAATAGTAATGGAATATAAAGACTCATTACAATATAATCATTTGTCATTACCATTTATCAAACAAAAATATCATCCATTTTCGGAAAAAAATATGGGTTTACCTGATATAGAAGTAAAAAAAATAACAAATGAATTAAAATCTCTTATTACTCAAAGTGAGTATTTGAATCCTGATTATTTAGATAATTTGACACCAGTATATTGGGGTGATGAAATAACATGGAATATACTAGGTTTTATATTTTATAAATATTTTGGAATATTATTAATTTATATTTCTGGAACAAGTAAACAAATTCGGACAGGTAAGTATATAAGTTGGTTTTCACATATTCAATTACATAAAAATACTAATTTAAAAGATAAAGCAAAATATGCTATATTTATGAGCGGTTCTCCAAGTATAAATGATAAAGGTATTCATTATAACTCAATGTATTATGTAAATAAGAAAAAAAAAATTAAATTATTTTCAATTGATAAAAAAAGTTCAGAATTTAAAAAATATCCAGATTTATTAAAAGATTTTATAGAGAATATTACATATTATTCTTAAGAATAAAGATATGATAATGCTCAATAGTTTTTATACTTCTTGTCTCAATTTTATTTTTGAAACATATAAACTTTTTATATCCAAAATAGTTAGTAATAATACTTTCTATTTCTATTTTTACTAGTTTATAATTTGGAGATATCCAAAGAATATGATGTGATATATTTTTTTCTATATCATATGGAAAACGATTTATTGTTATTTTATATCTTAAGTTATGTAAGATTGTATCGAGAATATAATTATCAATAGACACACCAATTTTTTTTTTATGTATATCATATTTTTTTTGAACTTTTTCTTTTCTTGGTAACGGAATATTTGGTGTAATAAAATGAAATTGTTTTAAATATTTCCAAGTAATTGTCATTATTTATTTTTTATTAATATATTTATATTCTAAAAAATAAATAAAAATTGAAAAAAATAGTAAATGAATATATAGTAATTTAGTATTGATATAATGACTAAAACTTTATGGTGTATTCGACACGGAACTGCTTTACATAATATTTTGTCTAGGCAAATTGGTGATAAAGCATATACAGATTATACTGATACTCCTTTAGTGGAAAAAGGAAAAGAAGAATCTTTAGAATTTGGAAAGAGATGGAAAAATTTAAAGAATATAGATATTGTATTTGTATCTCCTTTAACGCGAACTCTTCAAACTGCTACTAATATTTTTAATGGAACTGATAAAAAAATAATTGCAATAGAAGATATTCTTGAATTTCCTCAAGGCATGCATTATTGTAATAAACGTAAAAAAAAAAGTGAATTAATTAATCTTTTTCCTAATGTAGATTTTTCTCTTATTGATGAAAATCCTAAATATTGGCAGGATGATATTCAAGAAACTGTTTCTGAATTACAAAAAAGAATTCAAACATTTTTTGTTTTTACTAGAAAAAGAGATGAAAAAAATATTTGTATAGTTTCACATAGTTCATTTTTAAAAGTACTTTTATTTGGAGAAATTGGTAATTGGAATAACGGGTTAAAACATTGTTATCCTTACGAATATAAATTAGAGCATATTTAATGATATGTAAATCTAGTCTAATCGAGTGTTAGAGTTTTATAATATCAAAGATTAAATCGCACAATTGATATAATAAGGATAAAATCGCATATGATTTTAATTCAACTATAACTGGATAAAAAATATAAATCTTCAATATATTTTATAGAATTTATTGAAGATTTACTAAGTTTTTGATTATTTTCCGATAAGATTCAAACTGCTAAAAATTAAATAATAAAAGTAATTTTTTTTAACAAATAACGTTTTTTAATTTATTATTGAGTAAATTTTTCATATTTTTTACTTTCAAATTTTTAGTATTTTGATCAATATTTTTACAAACAATTTTAATATTTTGTTTGCCTTTAATCATTCCACCTTTATACAACATCAAAAGTTTTAATGCTTTTGATAATTCTGATTTATTTTTGTATTTTTTAGTATTCTCTATTCCCCATTTATGTGCGATTTTATTTAATTGTTTTCTTGTAAAATTTTTAAAAATATATGATGATGAATCTTTAGTCCATAAAGATTTTGAAGATTTTTTTCCACCAGTCATTTTATTAATTGGCATATTATTTGATTTAATTTTAAATTCAATTGGATTTGATAAAAATTTTAAAAAATCATCATTTTTAATTTTAGACGATTTAATTTGTTTGCTTAAATTGTTTCCTCCAATTTGTTCAGTTGTTTTAATTAATTTTTTTTTAAGAGTGGTTAATTCTTCTGCTACGTTTTTGGTAGTTCGTTGTTCGTTAGTCATATATCCTTGTACATCATCAACAGTAAGATTTAATTTATTAATAAGAGCATCCATTTTTTTTATAATTTCCCAATATTCATCAATTTTTTGTTTATTAAGACTTGTTTCTTTTAACATATTTATAACTTCTTGTTCATGTCCTTTTTCTTTGTTTTTCAAAATAGTTAAAGCCTGAGCCCATTTACTAATAGGTTTTTCCATTTTGTCTATATATGTTTGAAGTTTTTTGAATTTTTTTTGATGTTCATTAGACGTGTTTATTGCTTTTTTATTTTTCTCTAATAAATCTTCATTACTTCTTTTTAAATCGCTATATTTTGTTTGTAATTTTTGAGTATTTCTTAAATAATCATCTGTTAATTTTTCTTTAACTATGCTATAATTATTTAATAATGTTTTTACTTTTTCATATTCTCCACTGGTTTTTGTTAATATATTTTCATTTTCTTGCATTAGTTTATTCAACGCAGAATTTTGTTCAGTTAATTTTTGATCACCACTAAACAATTTTTGTTGAATTGTTGTTCCATCTTGTTGAATTGACTCTTGTAAAGAATTAGTCATAGCAATACTTATTATAAATTATTAAAAGATATATTTTTATATAAAAAGATTATACATTCAAAATTGGTGCTGATGATAATGATTGTGTATAAGGATTTTTTTTGAAAGCACTTAATAAAACTGGATTATTTCTTTGATTTTGGCAATATTGTTGTTTCATATTTGTTACCTTTGGTAATGTTCTACATCCATTTGTAAGATTTTTCTTAATTACCCATTTAGGATTTAATTTAATATTTCTAGATTCCATATTAATAATATCAGATCCTATAGCATTTTTTGGACCACTTTGTGTTGGATTTCTTCCTTTTAAAGTAAGTTCTTTTAGAGCATTAATTTCTGCATTATACATATTATCTCTATTAGTTTGTTCATTTGATCCAGAACCTGTTCCAACATAATTTTTAGTCATAACTGTTTGTTTAATAGTTTGTCGTGCTATATCATTTGGATCATATACAATTGATTTTTTGTTAGTTGCATTGGCTGTTCCTTCATAATTTTTATCTTCATATTGTTGTCTGATAGTTGTTTTAGCATTATCAGTATATTGATTTTGACTTCGTTTATTTCCTAAAGCATAACCTTGTTGATTTATATTTTTAGAAGTTTGTTGTCTAATAGTTTTTTTAGCTTTATCGGTATATTGATTTACAAGATTCTTATATGAATTGATATGACCAGTTTGATTAATATTATCACCAGTTTGTTCTCTAATAGTTTCTTTTATTCGTTCATCACTGTCATATACTATATGTTTTTTTCTAGAACCACTATAGTTAGCAGTAACATTTCTCTCAAGTAACATTTCTTTGCCAGTATGTGATGGTTTATCATTAGGATCATATACTGTTTGGTTTCCAACTTGACCGCTAATACCACCTGTAATATTTTTACCGACAAGTGTTTCTTTAATGGTATTTCTTGCTAAATCATTTGGATCATAAACTGTAAATTTATTTACTTGACCGCCAACTCCACCAGTAATATTTTTACCGACAAGTGTTTCTTTAACAGTATTTCTTGCTAAATCATTTGGATCATAAACTGTAAATTTATCAATTTGGCCACCAACACCACCAGTAACATTATGTCCAACGATTGTTTCTTTAAGAGTTGTTTTTGCTATATCATTTGGATTATAAATATAACTTTGTTTATCTTTAGGTGCTATATTAGAAACAGGAATACAAAATTGTGCTTTTGCTGGTGTTCTAGTTTTTCCTTTAACATATGATTCATCTGCACCACGGGCATTAGAAATTCCAAATTTGTAACTAGGTTTTTTACTAACTCTTTGTTTTCCAGCCATAGTTTTTTTAGAAACCAATGATTTTGCGTTTCCACTATATTGTTTTGATGTTCGTGAACGAGCGGTTCCATTATTAACAAAATTTTCTCTTTTACTTGATTTTGCCATACCTCCAAAGGTCTTCTTTTGTAAATTAGAGTGTTTATTTTCTGAAAATCTAGCTGGTTTTCTAGAAATAACTTTAGATTGTTTTCCTCTTTTAACGAATTTAACACCTTTAAGTATTCTTCCTTTATAAGAAACTTTTGGTTTAACTCTTAATTCATCAACAGTTTTGTATTTTGGTCTATATGAATCATGAAAACCATGTTTACTTTTTTCATTTACTTTTAATCCAACACCTGGACCAACTTTAATTTGTTCAAATGGTTTTTCATTTGGTTTTTTATCAGAAATCCAGTATCGTTCTAATCCTCTATCTTTTTGAACTTGATTACCAAAAATATTTTGTTTAACAGGTTTGAATAATCTTTTAACTTCTTTTTTATGTTTGTAACTAGGTTGAGCACCAGTAAAGTGTTCTAATTTAGTTCTATATAAATCTGGTTTCATATTTTGTTTTATTGAACCACCAAAGAAAGGTTCCATATTATTATGGAAAAATCCTGGTCTTTTTTGAGTATGTTGTGATTCTCGTTTAACTACAGGTTTCCATCCTTGTGTGTTACTAACATTTGATAATGGAATAATATCTTTTTCTTTTTGTATTATTTTTTGTTGTGATTGTTTAATAGGAACTCCAGAAGATTTTTTGATTGATACTGCTGGTCTTTGTTGTTTACTTTTTCTATTGTTAAACATTGGTGGAATAATATTAGTTTCTATAGGTTTTTTACTTTTTTTCCATAATTTATTTGCCATATTTTGTTCTTGTCGGCGTGCTTTTTTTACAGTATCAGAATTATATATTTCTTTTGAATTTGGTTTATCATGTTTAGAAACTTTTTTTCTTTTAATAGAAACTCTTTCTTCTCGCCCATCTTTATTTAAATAATACCCTACTCCAATGAGAGATGCTATTAAGTATACAGGTGTAGCCATTATAATATTTATATATATTATTAGATAATATAAAAATGATAAACACACAATTTAGATATTTATAATTAGAATATTTTAGTTATATTTTAATTATAAGAATTTGAATAAGATATATAATTTTGTTTATTTATATTTTATTTAAGTTGATTTACAGAAAACTTTATTTAATTTAAATGATTTATCATCTCTTCCATCAACTAATGTACATTGACAGTTCATTGCTGGTTTAGCTGCTTTGGCTTTTGGTAATCCGGCACTTTGATCAGTTGGGGTTGGAATTTGTGGAACATAATTGTCTCTGTTATATAATCTTGTATTGGCTCCAATATACATATTAGATCGAATTCTATTAAGTTGTTGTGGATTAAGACATTGGCTATGAAATCTGTCTACACTTTGTCCTCGTTTAAATTGTGGTGCTTCTAGACGAGTAGAGGTTGATTCTTGACTATTTTTACAAGATTCTGGATATTTTGGTGCATTTTTGAAATTACCTTTTACATAAGGAAATTTTTGTTTAGGATTATTAGACCATTTTCTTGTAGTTCCATATAAATCAGATTCAATATCAACAAGATCGTTGGTTTCGAAATTTTTAAAAACTCTACCAGCACGAACTCTTTGTTCTGGAGTTTCAGAAAAGCAGTGATCATCTCTAGAAAAGGCAAATGGTTGAATAGAATATTTACCTGGTTGAGTAGATTCATTTAATGAATGTTTATACGCATCGGTGTCATAAGTTAATCTTGAAAAGGACATTTTGACTATAATATATAATAATAAAAAGATATTTTATTTTCATTATTATATAAATTAATATAAAATTTATATTAATAGAATTTTGACTGCTTATTTATTACTTGCCTTATAGAAAGTTTACCAACATTTTTTAATATCGCATTGTTTGAAATTAACTTTTTTCTTATATTTAATTAAATTAGTTGGGCAAGATTTTTGTTGTGGTGCTGATGCACATTTTGGACCACTACCGAGTTGGTTGCAAAATTTATTTTTCTTTTCTGGACAGTTGGTTAATTGTTTTCCAAGTCCAAAAAGTTCATTTTCAATATCTACAAGAGATGATTTAGAGTTGAAGGAATCAGTTGATACAGGGTTTCCTTGTAATACTCCTAAGTATTCTGTTCTACATTGATTTGCATTAATAAATCTATTTTTTTCAATTATATGAGACAAAACACTTGTACTTTGTGTTAAATCTTTTTGGTAGGCGCAATTATCATACTTATTATTTGTAAAAGCCATAGTACTATATATTATTTTAAAGATAATTATTTTTACTAATAGCGAAATAATAAAAAAAAATTAAATTATTTTTTGTAAAATTTTGATGATTTTCTTTGAAAATCTCTTGCCGAAATACCTTGTTTATCTGGAAAAAAGTGTGGTTTTGTAGGATTGCCTATATTTTGAGAACCAATTTGAAATTTGTTAATATTTAAAAATGGAATTTCATTTTTGGGCATAGGATGCATACGTCCTCCTGTAATTTTTTCCGCAAATCTATCTATTGGTTTTGGTTCAATATTGGAACGAGTCAGGTCACTATCTATATCGACATTACACGTAGGAATATATCCATCATTATAAGATAATTTTAAATAATTTGTTTCTTCTATTTTTTTATCTCCAATAATTCCGTTTTTTTTTCCACATTTTCTGAATGGTTTTATTGTATGATTATAAAAATCACTAGATAATTTATTATCACCATTCATTTTACATTGTTCCATATTAAATTTTGTATTAATAAGAACATAATTACTAACATTTTTATTTTGATAATCAAAATTAGCAAAATCATAACTTAATCCTATATCTTGTGCATCTATACACGTAGTTTCTTGAGTTTTTAATAATATTTGTTTATTAGTTTTAGATTTTGAATCTTTTTTACTCATTCTTTTATTCTATATATAATTAAATATAGAATAAAATAAATCGTTAGATAATAAACAGAAATATATTAAGAAGTTATAATATATTATAAGTATATATGAATAATAATATGAATAATAATATGAATAAACAATCTTTTCAAAGAGAAATTAATGGACTAAGTAATTTAGGAAATACGTGCTATATTAATTCTGTATTACAATCAATTTGTTTGAATGATGATTTATGTTTTTTTTTATTATCGGACAAATATAAAAAAAAAATGAAAGTTGTTGATAATAAATTTATGACAAATTTAACTCGTACTTTAAGGGCAATGTATGATGTTAAAAAAATAATTGCTCCTATAAGTTTAATAAAAACATTAGATAATGAAATTGATAATTTAAGTATTCATTCCCAACAAGATGCTATGGATATTTTAATGGCTATATTAGATAAAATTGATACTATATTATCTCGCGAGGTAAATGTCAAAATTAAACCATTACCAAATTGTGATGACATAACAATTAATTCAAAAAAAGAATGGAGCACTTTTCTTCAAAAAAATTATTCTGAAATAAAAAAATTTTATTATGGGCAATTATGTTCAATCACACATTGTGAGGAATGTTTAAATGAATCAATTATATATGAACCAACAGCACATATTCCTATATCTTTACCGTCATTAGAGCAAAATGAATCAACTAATATTTACGATTGTTTTAAAACGTTTAATGAAAATGAAAAATTAGAAGGTGAAAATCAATATTCATGTTCGAAATGTGACAAAAAAACTGATGCTTTAAAGAGAATGTCTATTAAAATTACACCATCTCATTTGGTAATTCAATTAAAAAGATTTTATTATACAAATAATTATCAAGGTTGTAAAATACATAATTTTGTAGATATTCCTTTTGATTTAGATATATCTAGTATTGTTTATGACGGAGAAAATAAAGATTGTAAGTATAAATTATACAGTATAATAAATCATATAGGAAATTTTGGTGATGGTCATTATTTTACATTTTCAAAGGTAGCAAATAAATGGTATTGCTTTAATGATGAAAGTGTTCAAGAGATAGAACAAACTGCTGTTTCAAATAAATATGCTTATATACTTTTTTATAAAAAATGTAATTAATTAAAAAAAATAATAATTGCTGACACATTATCGGTAGAATATCTATTTTTAATTGAATGTATAACGAGACGCTTTGCTATATTTTTTTTTTCAATACCTTTAGTTAAATTATATCGAATAAATTGAATTATTTCATAATTAGTCATTACATCATACAAACCGTCTGATGCTATTACTAAATATTTATAATCTTTGGTTATTTTTCCTACTATGGTATCTGGGAAGGAGGTTAAACCTTTTTGTTTTAAAGCAATATCTCCCATTGACCGAGACATTGCTAATATTCCATTTAATCGTGAATTCATAACAAATCCATTATTTTGATATATTCTTTGTTTTTCATTATTATTATCTGGTTTATGATCAACTGATAATTGAATTATTTTATTACCTACTAGTCCAATAATACGAGAATCACCTGTATTGGCTACCGCAAATATTTTTGTTTGATTATTAATGAAAAGACTACAGGCAGTACTTCCAGATTTTTTATTATTTTTAAGAAACATTTTATCGGCATATAAATATGTTTGAGTTAAAATATTTTTAATATTGACATATCTATTTTTTTCATATATTTTGATAAATATCTTATACAAATTTTTTTTTAAAAAGTTAGCACAAGATTTTCCTCCATGTCCATCTAATATCGAATAAAAACATATATTTTTATTACATTTTGCTATAAATCTATCCTCCATATATTCTCGTTTCCCTTGTTCTTGATGAATCGCAGTTGTATAGAATATTTTATATCCCCCAGCATTTAAATTTCCATTTGTTAATTGTAAAATTCTATTATATAAATCTTTTTTTGTACCTTGTGTAGATATATTTTTTTTTTTTAAAATATTTTTAAGTTCATTAAATTTCCAATCGTGTAATAAAACTTTTTTTTTAATATTATAATGATATTTAATATTTGAATACATTTCTTTATTTGTTAAATTTGTTTTTAGACCTAATGATTTACATATTTTTTGTAATTCTGTTTTCTTCCATGGTTTTCTTTTACTATTTGTCAATCTTATAAACAAACTACGTGTTATCATTATTAATCTAGTTACTATATACAAATAAATTATTATATCTTATTATTATATCACAAATTGATATCATAAATTAATGATTTTCTAAATTTAGACTTAATTGTAATATAAAAATTGAATATTAATATTAATTATAAATTAATACTAGTGATGTCAAAAAATAAATATAGTCAAATAAAATTTTGTGATAAAAAAGCTTCATCGCTTGATAATAATACATTGCGAGAAATATGTAAACAATTAAAGTTTAAATATACTTATAATTTAAAAAAACAAAAATTTGAAATTTTAACTAATTCAAATATTAATTGTTTAAAAGAAAATCCACATTTAGTATCATTTAATTTAAAAGGGCACAATTTTTTACTATTTTTAACAACAATTAAAGGTAAAAAATATTGTTTATTTATTGAAAAAAAAAATAATGATAATATAAAAATATATTCTGTTAAATTTAGATTTGATATAGATTTATATAAGGGAACATTATTTGAAGGTATTTTAACAGTTAATAGCAAACAATGTTGGATTTATTTTATAAATGACATATTTTGTATGAATGGTGACAAAGTAAATAAAATATCTTTTAGTGAAAGATTAGAAAATATTTCTAATATTTTAAAGATGAAATATAAATATAATGATTTTTTGAATGTTTGTCACATTCAAATACAATCTTTTTTCTTGTATCATCATTTAGAAATGATTAAGAAAAATTCTGATAAACAAATAATCTTTCATCCAGAATATGGTACTCATAAATTTATATATTATATGAACAAAACACCTATTAAAGTAAATAATATAATTAATAGAGAAATGGTATTTGAAATACGATCAACTTATGTACCAGATGTATATGAATTATGGTGTTTTAAAAATAATAAACTTAGTAAAAATTCTATTGCAACTATATCTACATTAAAAACCAGTTTATTTGTTAGGAAAATTTTTGAAGAACATAAAACAAAGGAACCGCTCTATGTTGTATGTAAATATAAACAAAAATTTAATATAAATGGATGGGTTCCAATTAGTTTATCAAATAATATTAAACCGGATACTTTATAATTGTGTTAAAATTATCATATATATATATAAATAAGAATTATAAAATGTCAGAACTCACAGACGAACAAGTTAAAGCTTTAAATATTTTAATACAAGCTTTAATAAAAGGTAAAAGATTTAGATTATATAATGATAGAGAATGGAATATATTACAATCTATGTTAAAATATTTAGAATGGTAAATTATGTTATATTTTTAAATGCGTATATAAAAATATAAATAAATTATTATATATAATATATAGAATATGTCTACAGAAATTCCAAAATCCCTTTCTCAAGAAGAAGCTTTACGAGTTCTTTTAGTTGCTGTCTTTAAAGCACAATCAAAAGGAGCATATACTTTTGAAGATTCTGTTGTTCTTTCAAAAGCATCTAGAACTTTACGTAAAGATGAAAATGGAGAACCAATCAAATCAAATATTCCAAATGAATTTGGACAAGAAGAAGCATTACGAATTTTAATTGGTGCAATTAAAAAAGGACAATCTAAAGGTGTTTATGATATAGATACAGCTTCAGCTCTTTCAAAAGCTGTAAGAACTTTTGTAATAAAAGAAGCACCATCTTCAACTCAAGAAACTACAAAATTAGAAACTATTGTAGAAGATAATGAGGATAATGATGATGGCACAATTGTTATTTAATTTAAACAATGCGTATATTAAAAGATATAAATATATAATAATTTTATATAATATATATATATACAAATGGCAACCCCACAAACTACAACTCAAATTCCCGAAACTTTAACTCAACAACAAGCTATTGGATTACTTGTTCAAGGAGTACAAATCGCACAACAACGAGGAGCATATAATTTAGAAGAAGCTGAATTAATTGCTATTGCTATTCGTGCTTTTAAACCAGCTGAAGAACAACCAGCACAACAACCAGCACAACAACCAGCAACAGAAACCGCAACTACTACAGAAATTACAGAAACTTCCGAATAAATTTTATAAACTATTAAAAATAACTATAATCTAAATTTATATAATTCATATTATAGTTAATTATTAAATAATAACAAAAAAAATCATAAAAAATCATATATGTAGGATTTCGTCTTTAGTTTTTTCTAAATAATAAATAATATTATCAGTAAGAAAATATTTTTAATATAAAAATAGAAAATATTATAAAATTGTATGTAATATATCAGGATTTTTTATTTTGTAAGCAAGTTATAAAATATATAAAAAAATTGATTTTAAATAGTATTAATTAATTATAAATATGTCTAGTTCTAAACGAAGTAAAAAATACGTAAAAAAAACACATTACGAACATATTATTGATGTTCCTGATACATATATAGGAGGAATTGAATTAATAGAAGAAGAATTATATACTTTGGAAGAAAAAGATGAAAATATTAAAATGTTATACAAAAAAATTAATTATGTTCCTGGGTTAGAAAGGATATATGAAGAAATTTTGTTAAATGCATTTGATCAAACTGTTAGAGAAGGAACAGGTGTTTCAAAAATTAAAGTTGATATTAATCGTGAAACAGGTGAAATCTCTGTTTATAATGATGGTGAAGGAATTCCCGTAATAAAACACGAAGAATACGATGTTTGGATTCCGGCTATGATTTTTGGTGAACTTTTAACTTCATCAAATTATGATAAGAATCAAAAAAGAATTACTGGAGGTAAGAATGGTTATGGAGCTAAATTAACAAATATTTTTTCTACATCATTTAAAGTGGAAACTATTGATGGTAAAGAGAAAAAAAAATTTATAATGCAATTTGAAAATAATATGAAAGTTAAACATAAACCGAAAATTACAACAAATAGTTCTAAACCATATGTTAAAATTACATTTATACCAGATTTTCCTAAATTTGGATTAAGTGGATTTACAGATGATATATATAATTTAATGAGAAAGCGGGTATATGACATATCTGCTTGTTCAAATAAAAATGTAAATGTATATTTCAATGGTGAAAGAATCAAGGAAAAAACATTTGATCAATATGTAAATTTATATATTGGTGCTGATAAAACTGCTAAAAAAAGAGTTTATGAAGTATGTTCTGAACGTTGGGAAGTTATTGCAACAATGAGTGATGAAACATTTGAACATGTTTCATTTGTTAATGGTATTTCTACAAAAATGGGAACACATGTTAATTACATTGAAGGGCAATTAACTAGAAAATTGAAGGATATTATTTCTAAAAAAAATAAAAATATTAAAAATAGTTTTATTAAAAATAAAATTTCTTTATTTATAAAATGTTTTATTGAAAATCCTGTTTTTAATAGTCAATCTAAACAAGAACTTACTAGTAAAGTTAAAAAATTTGGTTCTACATGTACCTTATCTGATAAATTTATTAAATCTTTTTCAAAAACTGGTATTATCGAAGAAGTATTGAGCTTTGCTGAATATAAAGATGAAAGAAAGTTAAAGAAAACTGATGGTAAAAAGAAGGTTAGATTAACCGGTATCCCTAAACTAGAAGATGCTAATTGGGCTGGTGGTAAAAAATCAGATCAATGTAAACTTATATTAACAGAAGGAGATTCGGCAAAAACATTTGCAATCTCTGGTTTAACTGTTATTGGAAGAGATAAATATGGAATTTTCCCATTAAAAGGCAAACTTTTAAATGTAAGACAAGCGACTAAAGCTCAATTGTTAAAAAATGAAGAATTAACACATCTTAAACATATTATTGGATTAAAACAGGATTATAAATATAAAAGTTTAAAGGAAACACGTTATGGTGGTATTATTATTTTAACTGATCAAGATGTAGATGGTTCACATATTAAAGGCTTAGTTATGAATTGGGTTCAGCACTTTTGGCCAGAATTAGTTACATTAGGTTTTTTAATATCTATGGCAACACCAATTGTTAAATGTTTTAAAGGAAAAAAAATAGAAGTTTTTTATACTGAAACAGAATATGATAGATGGAGAACTAAAAATAATGATGGTAAAGGTTGGAGAATTAAATATTACAAGGGTTTAGGTACAAGTTCAGGGAAAGAAGCAAAAGAATATTTTGAGGATATTGATACTAAACTTATTAAATATATTGATGATGATAGTACTAAAACTGCTATTAATTTAGCATTTGGTCCATCAAAAGAATTTTCTAATACTAGAAAACAGTGGTTATATAACTACGAACGGGAAAATATTATTGAACAATCACAAAAAATAGTAACTATTAATGAATTTATTAATAGAGATTTGATTCATTTTTCAAATGCTGATAATATGAGATCTATTCCACATGTATTAGATGGATTAAAACCATCACAACGAAAAGTATTATTTTCGGCATTGAAAAAAAATCTTAAAAATGAAATTAAAGTTGCTCAATTTGCTGGTTATATATCAGAAAATTCAGCATATCATCATGGTGAAGCGAGTTTAATGGGTGCTATTATAAATATGGCACAAAATTATATTGGTTCAAATAATTTAAATTTATTAAATCCAAATGGTCAATTTGGTACCAGATATCAAAATGGTGATGACGCTGCTAGTCCGAGATATATATTTACTAATTTAAATGAAATAACATCTTACATTTTTAATAAAGATGATACACCAATTCTTAATCATTTAGCAGATGATGGTAAAATTATTGAACCTGAATTTTATGTTCCAATTGTTCCTATGATTCTAGTAAATGGAACTAAAGGAATTGGAACAGGATTTAGTACTGATGTTCAATCTCATAATTTAGGTGAAATTATAAAAGCATTAAAAGATAAAATTAAAGGTAAAACTCCAAAGAAGTTACATCCCTGGTATAGAGGTTATACGGGAGAAATATCTTATCTAGGTAATGATGATATAGATAATCATAAAGATAAAGGAAAATATCTAATTACAGGTAAATTTAATATATATGATGAAAAGAAATGTATTATTGAGGTTACTGAAATTCCAATTGGAGTTTCTACTGAAAAGTATAAAGCTGATTTAGAAAAGTTAATTCTAGATAATTCAAAGGATATTAAAGCAGCAGTTCGTAGAGCACAATGTATTACACATTTTGATAATTATTCAACTGAATCAAAGGTAAGATTTTTAGTTTATTTTGATAAAACAAAATTTGCTAAAATTTTAAAAAAACAAGATGGATTTATCAATGTTTTAAAATTATCAAAATCGCTTACTACAAATAATATGCATCTTTATAATCCACAAGGTGTGATTACAAAATATGAAACAACAAATGATATTTTGGATGAATATTATAATTTTAGATTAAATTTTTATAATACTCGGAAGCAAAATATGATAACATCTTTGGATAAATATCTTCGTATATTAGAAAATAAAGTAAGATTTATTAAAAAAGTAATCAATCTTACTATTAAAGTATTTAAAATGAAGATTGATAATGTTAGAGACCAATTAGAAAACAAAAAATTTGAAAAATTTGACATAAACAATTCTGGTAAAATATCTTATGATTATTTAACTAGTCTCCCTATTCATTCTCTTACTGAAGAAAAAATCATAGAATTAAAAGATTTAAGAGATAGTAAAAGAGAGGAATTAAAAATTTTAGAAGAAACTACAATTCAAGATATGTGGACATATGATTTAAATGATACCTTAGAATTGAATAAAAAATATAATAAAATTCTTCAAACTGAAAGAGATAATGAAACTATTCAAAAGACAAAGTCTCAAAAAAAATCACAAAGAAAGAAAAAAACATAATTTCGTTTTTTGTAAAATAAATTAAAAATTAAAACGAGTCCTTAATTTATTTTAATTAACGTTCAGAAATATATTGGCCAAAAACAGAACTTGGAATATGTTCTTTTTCAATGCTTTTTATTTCTACAGATTTTTTTTTACAATTTTGATATTTTTTAATCCATTTTGTATAAACAAATTTATTATCTTTTTTTTTAAATAACATTGGATATTCTGTAAAATCTATAACCTGATTTACAAAACAACATCGTGGAATATTGCTCATATTTGATATATTAAGTTATAATTAACATAAATATTAAAAAAATCAATTTTTATACGACATATAACATAAAATTATTTTTAACGTAATTAATATACAGATTATTACAAATAGAAAACCGAATACAATATATATATATATATATAAATTTTGTTCATTCGGATCTACATGAGGACCATCAGCATTTGTTCTGTTACCATATAAAACATCTAGTATATCAACATCGTGTTTATTAGGATATCTATTTGAATTATATATATCATAATCCATACACGTATCTAAATCACTTCCATCTTCACTCTGATGACCAATACCAACACCATGACCAATTTCGTGACATAATACTTGTTGCCATTGACGAGTGTTTAAAGAATAATGTAGATTAACCTTTGATATTGAACGTATAATATAGCCATCATCAGTAATCACTATCTCATTGAGACCATACCAATCATTATCGCCGTAATCATCATTAAATGATTTTATCATTGCTCCTTCACATGCGGTTTTAACAAAAGTTAAATTTGTTGGTATATAAATTTTACCTGTTCCATCTTGCTTTTCGGGAATATGATTCCAATGATAAACAACATCTGCTAACATATTTGACCAATCAATATTACTTGTTGTATGGCAATCGCCAACTGAAACAACTAAATTTTCAGTTGTTTTTCTCCATTTAAAATTTTCCCAAAAATGATTTAAAAGTTGTCGGCTATTTTTATTTTTCTTATTAACTGGAAAACGATAAGTTATTTTTGTTAAATTTGTTTCTTTGTCATAATCTTGTTCATAATCTTGTTCGTGACATAAAACAATTGATTTGCATAAACAAAATAATGTTAAAATATTTAAAAACATGTTTAATAAGTTTTTTATTAAATTCTTATTAAATCGTTCTAAAATCAATTTTAAAAATATTTATCCCGATTCTTCATATTTAGGAGCCAAACATAATTTTATTGAACCTAACGAAGCACATGTATAACGAATGATTAATGGGTAATCATTTTTAAGATACATTTCAATTGAGTTACATAAATTAGTACATTTACAGAAAGATATAAGATGTTTTGTTGAAAAAACACCTTGAACAATTTCTTCTGGATTTGCTTTAGTAAAACTAATACCATCCATAGTTTCTCCAATAATGGTTTCTTGCGTTGCGAAATCCCCAACGCAGCTAAACATTAATTTATTGCCATAACTCTTGATTTCAATTTCACTAGAAAGATTGTTCATATCTTTAACTATTTTTTGAAAATCGACCGATGGTAATGTAATAACTGAATCAAATGTTGTTGGGGGGACAACAATATTTTCTTCATCAATTTCCATCAAATTTAATTTATAATTAGTAACTGAGTTTTTTTCACCATTTTCTATTTTAATACCTAAAACACCTTGATTTCCACTATCTACGTATAAATTTAAAGTATCATCATTACCAATAGTTCGTATTAATTTAAATAAGTTAATCATATTTACACCTAAAACAATCGGTTGTTTACAATAATAAAATTCAAAATCATCTGATTGTAATCGTAAGTGTACTAATACAGTATGTGTCGAATCCATTTTCATTATTTTCATACCAGTTTCATCAAATTCCATATTGGCATCAGTCAAGATTTCTTTTAGAGCTTCAATCAATATGCGAAATGCTGAACTTTGGACAGTTTTGACATCTAAAATTTTTGACATTAGTTGTTATAATAATTATTATAAGTTAATTACTTAAATACTTTAACGAAAACTTCAAATATATTAAAAATATTTATTTCTGTTTATACTATATATTAATAATGAGCAATCGAACCAATAAATGTTATAAACCTTATTATATTAATGATGATTGTAAAGTAAAATCACAAAGCAAATATATGGTTATTGAAAATATTAAAAAGAAAGAGTGTTCATCGTCAAAAAAATTTCATTGTCATTATAAAGCAACGGGGGAATTAGTATGTAAACCAAATATAATCGATATCCACGATTATATGAGAAAAAAAAATTCTATTGATGCGAATAAACAATATAAAGAAGTTTCTCAAGGTGGAATTCAAAAGGCACAATGTTTATATGATGCTTTTGGTAATTTAGTATGTGATATAAATAGTAATTATTAATAAATAAAAAATTGATTGTATATATAAAATAACAACAAAAATAAACATGAACATCATTGAACTATCTAAAAAATTATACTCAGAAAAACCAAAACCTGCCTGTACACAACGTATCTCTTTGATAGAAGGCCATTCATTAAATGAACAATTCGAAATTATTTCACTTGTGGTATTAGAAGGTTTAGAAAAAAAATTGGTATGTAACCCAGCATTTGATAAATGTGAAGATAAAAGAAAGTTTATTTTAAGAATGACTATATTGTTAAAATTATACTTAGCAAGTGTTGGTGTAAGATTAAATATAGAATTAGTATCAAAAAAAGATATTAAAGGTGTGAAATTAGTAAAATCACCGAACTTCTGGAAAATCAAAAAATATAAGATGGATTTAAATTGTTTATATAAACATTATAAAAACGGTAAAGAAACTATATTATATTATAATCCAAAGAGTAAATTAACATCAATTAATGATGGAATGATTATTGTAAAAATCGGAGGCAATTGTTTAAAAATCACATTTAAGCAATATTAATAAATTATACATAACTGGAGAATCTTGTAGTTGTATCATTGTGTAAATTATACCAGTATCTTCTTATAAAAAAATATAGAAATATAAAATTGAAACATTATTTTTTGTAAACATAAACATAAACATAAATATTTATAAAAAATGATGTTAATGGCTCAAAGAGAAGATAGAGATATTCCTTTATTACGGTTAGATGATTACGATGATGAAGAGGAAGAATTATCTCCATGTTTAATGAAATTATATAAAGTTTTTAATTGGTTTTCACTATTAGTGAGTACTTATTTGATTTCAAATAGTGTATTATTAAAATTCAAATATTTAAATTATATTGAATTGGATGATAGAATTCTTTATCCATTATTTGGTATTGGTGTTTTATATTTTATTTGTTCTTTACCTTCGTTGTATTGTTGTCTTAAAAGAGCGTGTATAAAATCATATTGTTTATATTTTATGTACGCATCATTTATTTTAGAAATTGGTTATGGAATTATTTTATATACACAAAAATCAGAATTATTTGAAAATTTTGGATTGAAAATATTTTTATTATCTTTATTTTCTTTTCATTTAATTTATCTTAATTTTCTAACAGCATTAAAATATCAGAAGTGTTAAATATGAAAAGTAAATATCTAAAAAGATAATAAAGATGAATTATTATCAAATATTGGAAATTGATATTGATGCGAACGATGATTTGATAAAAAAAAATTTTAGACAATTATCTAAAAAGCATCATCCTGATAAAGGTGGCGATGAATTAATTTATAAAAAAATAACAGAGGCTTATAATGTGTTAGGAAACTTAGAAAAAAAGAAAGAATATGATAATTTATTATTTACTGTAAAACCTAAACAACAAACAATTATTTTAAGTGATGATGATGAAGAAGATGAAGAAGAAGATAATATAATACCGGAACAAACTTTTTTCCGGCAAAAACAGAGAAAAACGAATTACTTTCAAAAAAGAGATCCATTTGAAAATGTAATAAATAAATTTATGCAAGATAATCGCAATTATATAAATTTGGAAGATGATGATGATAATAATGAACAAGATGAAAAAATTAATATTTTATTAAAAAAATTATATAATGGTAATCATCTTAGTACTGAAACTCTTGAAATAATAAGCAATAATTTTCCATATAATATCTCACATATTACAAATTTATGGAAAAATATTTTACAAAAAGAAAAACAAACAATAAAAGAGGAAAAAAAAATATATAAAATATCTACACCAATCAGTAATTTAATAACAACAAATAAAAAAAAAATAGTAATAAATTATTCAAATGTGTGTACTAAATGTTTGGGGATATTTAAGTATTATAAATGTAGGGGTTGTTTAACCACATATAAAAAAAAAATGAATAAATGTTTAGAATGTCATACAATTTTGAAAACAATTTATTGTAAAAAATGTAAAGGAACAGGTAAATTAAATAAAAAATTATCATTTAATATTGCTTTACATATGATGGAAATAATACCTAAAAATTATAAAAATATTATGATACAAATAATTCCAAAAAAATGTGATAATTTTAATATTATAAATGATATTGATTTAAAGACAAAATATAATATTTCACTTTATGATTGTATTTTTGGAACTACTATAAAAATAAAATACTTTACTCAAAAGATATTAGTTATAAAAATTCCCCCTAGAGTTGATATTCACATACCATTTATAGTTAAAAATTATGGAATTTTTAATAAAACTGGAACTAAGCGTGGAAATTTATTAATTGAATTAGTACTTAAATATCCTCAAAATATTAATGAAAAATCCAAATTATTACTTAAGTCTTTATCATAAGAATAGATATAAGTATGTAATAAATATAATAAATATAATAATGAGTTCGTTTGGTCGTTTATATAAAGTAACAACATTTGGTGAATCACATTGTAATAGTGTTGGGGTAGTTATAGATGGATGTCCTTCTAATTTAGATTTAACAGAAGATGATATTCAATCTCAATTAGATAGAAGAAGACCTGGTCAGAGCAAAATTTCAACTGAACGAAAGGAAAACGATAAAGTAAAAATTCTTTCTGGTACAGAAAGAGGAAAAACTCTTGGAAGTCCAATTGGTGCTATTGTAAAGAATAGAGATATGAGACCAGAGGATTATAAATTTGATAAAAATAGTTATCTTGTTCGACCATCACACGCTGATTTAACATATCATTTGAAATATGGAATACATGCTTCTAGTGGTGGTGGAAGATCTAGTGCTCGTGAAACTATTGGAAGGGTAATAGCAGGAACAATTGCTGAAAAATGGATGTCTGAAAAATATAATATAGATATAGTAGCTTGGGTGAGTTCAGTTGGAAATATTAATTTTGACATATTTAATGATAAATATAAAAATTTGTATCAAACACTAAGTCGTCAAGATGTTGATAAATCAATTGTTCGTTGTCCTGATGAAAATATAGCTCAAGAAATGATTAAATATATTGAACAATTAAAAGATGATGGTAATACAACTGGTGGAATTATTAGTTGTGTTTGTAGAAATGTTCCGCAAGGATTAGGGGAACCATGTTTTGATAAATTAGAGGCGAAATTAGCACATGCGATGTTATCAATTCCATCAACTAAGGGATTTGAGATTGGTTCTGGTTTTGCTGGAACAAAATTAACTGGTAAGGTTCATAATGATATTTTTATAAAAAAGGATAATAGAATTGGAACTATTACAAATAATAGTGGTGGTATCCAGGGTGGTATAACAAATGGGGAAGATATATATTTTAAAGTAGCATTTAAACCAGTATCAACAATTAAAATAACGCAACAAACGGTTGATTTATCTGGTATTTCTAAAACTTTAAAAGCGAAAGGTAGGCATGATCCATGTGTTGTTAATAGGGCAATTCCCATAGTAGAATCAATGGCAGCGATGGTAATAATGGATGCTATTTTAATACAAAAAATGAGAAATTAAAATCTTTATATAATATATAAAATATGATTAAAACATTTAACGAAATTTTCAATAATATATCTCCTTTTTTAACACCTCAATTTATTGCTGATATGATGGTTAAAACAGCACTTTTGTTTTATATATCATTTTATTTAAGTAAAATGATTGATAATTTATTTCCAGATGTCGATGAAACTAAGAGTACTCCAATGATTTGGATAGAATTATTAATGCAGGGAGGTGTATGTGCTGTAGTAGCATTTTTATATAGAGCTATTTTAACCCAATTAGGAAATAAATTTGACTTTTTGGATGATGAAATGTCTGATTTATCAACAAAAGGAGCTTCTTTAGTTGGTGGTATGTCTTTCCTTGGAATGCAAAAAAATTTAAAAGCAAAATATAAAATTTTAAAAGCAAAAGCATAAAAATTTACATAAGTTGTTTTACAATTTTAAACGATATATTGTTATATAAATTATATATAAAAATTGATTTAAAAATTAATTTTTATATATAAAATAAAATTGATTTTAGTTTTAATAAGTTAATTAATTATGGAAAATATTCAACCAACTCACGAATTTATTAAACAAGTGAATAAATATGAATCCGTTGTTGATGATAATATTACGTTAGATAGTAATACAACTTGGGAAATTGTACGTTCATATTTACAACAACATAGAGGAAAGCAATTAGTTGCTCATCAATTAGATTCGTATGATAATTTTATTGAGTATGATATACCGAATATAATTAAGGAACATAATCCGATTTTAATTACTAAATTATTTCAAGATAGTCGTTATTCTAAAATTCAATATCAAATAACTTTTGAAAAACCGAATATAAGTAATCCTATTACAACTGATAGTTCGGGTAGAGTAAAGAAGTTATATCCAGATGAAGCGAGAATACGGCACTTAACTTATTCGATGCCTTTGAGTATTGGTATAAAACAGACTGTTATTTATTATGATAATAATAACAATATAGTAAATAGAAGCAATACTTTTGCGAATAGAATAGTCGTAGGACATATCCCAATAATGGTTTGTTCAAAATATTGTTTAGTAACTCGTAATATACATAATTATAAAAATATAGGCGAATGTCGATACGATTTAGGTGGTTATTTTATTATAAATGGTAGTGAAAAGGTGATAGTTTCTCAAGAACGAATGTGTGATAATAGACTTTATATATTTAAAATGAGACAGACAAAATATTCACATATTTGTGAATGTCGTTCTAGTAAAAATATTAGTGATATTTATCATTTAATTCAAGTAAAAATTTTATCAAAAGATGGATTAAGTGGAAAATGTACATTAAAAGTTCGTATCCCTCATTTACGTGAAGATATACCAATATTTATTTTATTTCGTGCTTTGGGTTTTACATCAGATAAAGAAATTATTTCATTTATTACTGGAGACGTAATAGATAACGATTATATTGAATTATTGAAACCGTCTATTATAGAAGCGAATAATTTAATATTTCAGGAAAAGGAGATTGAAACACAGGAAGAAGCTTTAAAATATATAAATAATTATTTAACTACTAGATGTACTAATGTAACTGATTATATAAATCGTAGTCTTTTACCACATATTGGTGATAATCCAAAAAATAAGTGTTATTTTTTAGGTTATATGATAAAATGTTTATTAGATGGTATTTTAGATAAGCGATGTCTTTCTGATAGGGATCATTATGCAAATAAAAGAGTAGAGTTGCCTGGAACTTTATTATCACAAATATTTAGACGATTATATAATAAAATGTTAAAAGATTTAAAAGCATCTATTTATAAAGAGATTAGTACAAGTTGCGAAGTTAATATTACAAAATTAATAAAATCTTCGACAATTGAAAATGGATTTAAATTTGCTTTAGCAACGGGTAATTGGAATATAAAAGCAGGAGTAAATAAAAAAGTAGGTGTTGCTCAAGTATTAAATCGACTAACTTATTCAGCAACTCTTTCACATTTACGGCGTTTAAATACTCCAATTGATAGATCTGGTAAATTAGTCAAACCTCGTCAATTACATAATACACATGTTGGAATATTATGTCCAGCGGAAACACCAGAAGGGCAGTCAGTCGGCATAGTTAAAAATATGGCATTAACTGCTAATATAACAATTGGTTCTAGTATTGAACCAATTAAGCAAATTTTATTTGATAGTGATTTAATAAAACTTCAAGATTTAAAATATAGTGATTTAAATAACACTACTAAAATTTTATTAAATGGAGATTGGGTTGGTTCTCACACAGAACCAATAAAAATTATTAAAAAATTACGTAATCTACGAAGAAGGGCGGAAATTGATTATCAGAGTTCAATTGTTTTTGATACAAATTCAAATGAAATTATTATTAATACTGATACTGGTCGTTGTAGTAGGCCATTATATGTAGTTGGTGATGATAATAAGTTATTAATTAAAAATGAACATATGAAAAAAATAGTTTCAGGAGAGTGGTCTTGGAAACATTTAATTCGTTTTGGTTTAGTTGAATATATTGATGTTGAAGAAATGGAACTTTGTATGGTTGCAATGAATATTTCTGATTTAGAAGGTGCTGAAATTAAATATACTCATTGTGAAATTCATCCAAGTTTAATGTTAGGAATTTGTGCTTCAATGATTCCATTTCCGGATCATAATCAATCTCCGAGAAATACTTATCAATGTTTAGATCCAAATGAACCAGTTTTAATGGCTGATGGAACTAGAAAATTAATAAAAGATATCAAAATTGGTGAGGAAGTGATGTCATTCAATCCAATTACCTTAAATTATGAACGAACAAAAGTAATTAATCAATATGTAAGAAAAACAGAAAAGAAAATATATAAAATTAGAACAATATCAGGTAGAGAAATTACAGCGACAGAAGATCATAAATTTATGACATCAAGTGGATGGAAAATGGTTAAAGAATTTGATAAAAATACCTTACTTGGTATATCATTAGAACAAAAAACTTTGAAAAATAATATTAAAAAGGAAGATGATATTTTTATTTTAAATGAAGAAAAATTTAAAAATACTTGTTATAAATTTAATTTATCTGAAAGACAAGTAGAAAAATATGTATTCAAATTAAAAGAACTAGGTTATTTTAACTTAAAAATTAACGATTTTAAGACTGAATTATTATCAAAACTAATTGGTTTTATTTTATCAGATGGTTGTTTGAATGTATATAAAAAATCATCAGGTCAAGCAAGTTTCTGTTGTGGTAATTATGAGAGTGTTTTAAAAATAGTTAATGATATTGATTATTTAGGTTTTGGTAAAAGAAAAATTATGGAAGGAACTCGTTTTTGTAATGGTATTAAACATCATACTTTTGATGTAATATATAATGGTGTATTTCCCATGTTATTAATAACACTAGGAACAACATATGGAAAAAAAACAACTCAAACATCAAACATACCTAAATGGATTTTAACAGGTAGTAAAAATATTAAAAGGGGATTTTTATCAGGACTTTTTAGTGGAGATGGATCTAAAATAAGATATAATCGATTAAAAAATGGAACATATAATTATACATTGAATACTATTTCAATGTCAAAATCTCCAGAATATATTAATTCTCTTAAAGAATTTTTAGAACAGGTAAGTAATATGTTACAAGAATTAGAAATAGATGTAAATTATATTAGACAATTTAAAGGTAATTACGGAAAACAGACTATGCATTTAGGATTTTCTCAAAAAGAAGAAAATTTAATCAAATTTTATGAAATAATCGGTTATCCATATGATTTTTATAAAAATCAAGAAAGTGGATTAATAATTGAATATTTGAAATATAAAGAAATAAAGCGACAAAAACATATAAAATTTATTACACAAGTTCGAAAATATATTGATAATGGTAAAACAAATTCCGAAATTGGAAAAATTATAAAAATGGAAACAAGAATTGTTTCTGATTTTAGAAAAAGTTATTTAAATAAAAGAGAAATAAGATGTCCAAGAAATAAAAAACGTTATGGGATATTAAGAATTGAAGAATTTATTGAAAAAGTTAAGATAAAAAATAATCATCTATTTGTACCAATTGAGATAATAGAATTACAAAAGGATAAAAATATTATTTCTGATATTACTACAGAATCAGAAAATCATTCATTCATCGCAGGTGATAATTTCATCGTTCATAACTCGGCGATGGGAAAACAGGCTATGGGTGTAAGTTGTACTACATTTTTAAATCGTGTAGATACATTGTGTCATTTTCTTCATTATCCTCAAAAACCATTAGTAACTACAAAAGTTTCAGATATATTAAATTTAAATGAATTACCAGCCGGTGAAAACGTTATTGTTGCTATTGCTTGTTATTCAGGATATAATCAGGAAGATTCCTTAATAATGAATCAATCGTCAATTGATAGAGGTCTTTTTAATTCAACATTTTATAGAACATATAGAACAGAAGAACGTAAAAATTTATCAACTATGGCTGAAGAAAAATTTTGTAGACCGGATAAATCTGAATGTTCTGGATTAAGACATGGTTCTTATGATAATTTAAATGAAAATGGTCTTGTAAAAATTGGAACAGTAGTATCAGGAGATGATGTAATTATTGGTAAGAAGACACCAATAATGAATATTCCTTCAAGATCAAAGAAAAATGTTTCATATAAAGATAATAGTATTTCCCTTCGTTCAAATGAATCTGGAATAGTAGATAGAGTAATTTTAACTACAAATACAGATGGATATCGTTTAGCTAAAGTTAGAGTTAGATCTCACAGGATTCCACAGGTGGGAGATAAATTTTCCTCTCGACACGGACAGAAAGGAACAATTGGTATGGTTTATCGTGCTGAAGATATGCCTTTTACAGAAGATGGAATTACACCTGATATTATTATTAATCCAGCGTGTATTCCTTCGCGTATGACAATTGGTCAATTATTAGAATGTACTTTAAGTAAAAGAGGTGCTATTGAGGGAAAAAGATATGACGGAACACCATTTAATAGATTAAATGTGGATGAAATTTGTGATGAGTTCAAAAAATATGGATTTAATAGAAAAGGAACTGAAGTATTATATAATGGTCAAACTGGTGAAAGAATTCAAACAGAAATTTTTATCGGACCAACATTTTATCAACGACTGAAACATATGGTGAAAGATAAAATCCATTGTTTGCGATTAGACCACGACGTTTTAACGATAGATGGTTGGAAAAACCACGAAACATTAAAAATGGAAGATAAAATAGCAACATTAAAAGATGGTCAATTAGTATATGAAAAACCATTAAATATATTTTATTATCCAGATTACAAAGGTAAAATGTATAGAATAAAAAATCAAAATATTGATTTGAATGTAACTGCTAATCATAGAATGTGGGTATCAAGAATATACAGTAGAAAACATATTTGGTTACCTCATAAATTTGAATTAGCTGAAGATATTGTTGGAAAACGTAGAAAATATTTAAAAAATGCGGAATGGAATTGTGATGATTATCAATTTGTTTTACCAGCAATTACTGATGGTAATAACAAATATCACGAAGAAAAAAGACCTGATATGAATTCCTGGATTACATTCTTTGGAATTTGGATTGCGGAAGGATGGGCTAATAAAGGAAAATGGACAACAACATTTGCTGTTAATAAACAGAGAGTAAAAGATGTATTATATGAAGCAGTAGAAAATATGGGATATCATTATCACGTATTAAATGAAAAATTACGAATTAATAATAGACAATTGACTGAATATATGGAAAAATTATCATTAGGTGCTCCAAATAAATATTTACCAGATTGGGTATGGAAATTAAGTAAAACACAATCTCAATTACTAATTCATTCAATGCAGTTGGGTGATGGTTGTTGGTGTAAAAATACTACTGCTTCGCGATATTATACAAGTTCAGATAAATTAGCGAATCAATTTATGCAGTTATGTTTACATGCTGGTTGGAGTAGTAATAAATTGTTACATTCGAAGGCATATGCGAATAAAGTTATAATAAAAGGAAGAGAAGTTATTAATCAACATGATATATGGAATTGTAGTGTAATAAAAAGTAAAAATTGTCCAGAAGTAAATCATGGACATACAAAAAGGCAAAAAATTCAAGAAGAAGAATTATATGATTATGAAGGTCCAGTATATTGTGTAGAAGTTCCATCGGGTGTGTTTTATACAAGACGAAATGGTAAAGCATGTTGGACAGGAAATTCGCGCTCGACCGGTCCAGTTCAGAATTTAACGAGACAACCGGCTGAAGGAAGAAGTAGAGATGGAGGTTTAAGATTAGGTGAAATGGAGGTAGATTGTTTATTATCACATGGAACATCTGGATTTTTAAAGGAAAGAATATTTGAGTGTTCGGATATGTATAATGCTTATGTATGTAATCAATGTGGTTTATTAGCCACTGTTAATCCCCAAAAGAATATATATATATGTCATTCTTGTGGAAATACAAATAATTTTTCAAAAATAAATTTACCTTTTGCTTCAAAATTATTGTGGCAAGAGTTGTATAGTTTAGGTATTGTTCCTAGAATTATAACATAAAATAATTATAATCCTACATTCTTTTCATCTTCGAGCGTATTATTATATAATGTGGAAAATTGTGAATGTAAAGATAAAGGTGTCAAATCATCGACTTCTAAAACAAGATTATTATTTTCTTGAACTAAAATCGGTTCGATTTCATTATTAGTATTAGTTATTGGACGACGATATTTATCTCGTTCATCTTTGTAGTAATATACAAGTGATGCAACAATTAACATAACAAAAGCATACCAATCGGCAACAGTAACTGGGGAAGCGGATATACCAGCTAGTTGTGGAAAACTAGCCAAATATGATGTAATAGGTGTTTTAAGAGTTCTAATAATGATGAATAAAACTGCTGAACCTTCTTGAATAATAAGAAACATTAAAATATTAGAAATTGTAGAAATAAAATTAAATAATATAAACCACAAAAATGCGTCTTGACATTCATCACCTGGGTTACTATTAATTCCAGCAAACTGGCATTTAAATGCTTCTGACATATGTTTTGGAAAATTACTAAAAGTAAGAGTATGACTAGATAATATAGTAATTGGTAGAAATATAAATCCAATTAATAATTGATACAAACATATCCAAGAATTCATCCACCAAACGCTAACATTAACTTCTTTTAATTTCTTTTCTTTGTAAACATACGACGCTGTTCCTGGAATAATTGAAGACATATATACAAACATCCAACCAATATGTAAGCTTACGTCGTGTTCCATAAAATTTGGAATAAAAGATACTAATATACCATATAATGTTAAAAATATACCAAGATAATGAGATGGATAATATCTTCTTCCCAGAAAAATAAATGATGAAAGTGCTACTAGTGGTAAATTTACTTTATCAACAATTGACATAATAACTATACTTAAATATGGAATAGGAATTGTAGCTAATAATGCGTTAAGTCCATCGAATGATGCTATTGCTATCATATCCTTACGGGATACTTTATTATTTTCAGTCATATCTAATTTATTAATCAAGTGTAAATAAAGTGTTGGGATATAAAAAAAAATTAATCCAAATAAAGGAAATAATATAGATCCTGATATTACTGTATAATTATTCATTGAATTTATCCACCTAACATTTAACAAATAATCAATACTAGTAAATGCTAATAATAAAATTAAGTATAGTGTTAGTTTTCCAAATTTAAATGAAATATTATTACTGAACCAATCTTTAATATAATTTATTCTGATGTTCAACATTACTAATAAGGGTTTTATTACATATCAATGTGTTTATTTACTTAATATAGGTTTCAAAAAAATATTAATATATGATATATATATAATATAGAGTTATAATGAGTTTAGATTCAAATGATACATCAGAAAATATATTACAAGATATTGATAATTATGTCAATTTAATTAATGTTAAATTAACAGAATATAAAGAAAAGTTAGAAACAAATTATAAGATGGATTTGATAAAGGTAAATAAAAAAATGGAAAATTTAAATAAACAAAAAGACTTTTATAAAAATCAAGTTTCAAATTTAACAAATGATAAAAAATCATTAATTAAAATTAGAGATGATTTAGTCAAACAATTGGAAACTTATAAACAACAATTAGATGATGTTAAAAATAAAAAGAAAAAAAAGTTAGGAAAAACCATAATATCAAAAAAAATAACTAAACGAATAGAGTCTTTAAATTTTCAAATTGAAAATATAACAAAGGAAATAGATGAAAATAATAAAAAGATAAAAACTTTAAAATCTGATGAGCAAATAAATCAAATTAAAAACATTAATAAAAAACTAATGGAACGAAGAGGTGAATTAAAAAAAGAAATAGATTTATATGATGATATAATAAATTTACCATCATTCGGGAAAAAACAATGTAAAATTGGATATGGCATGAATCCTAAAACTAAACGATGTGTTAAATTAACTGGTAAGCTTGGTAAAAAATTAATTGCACAAGGATTGATTGCTGTTTGTGAAAAAGATCAAATATATAATCCATCTACAAATAAATGTGTTAAAAGAAGTGGAAGGCAAGGTAAAAAAATATTAGCAAGAATTGGTGTTAGAGATAATAAAAATCTTTTGGGAGATTATTATAAAAGTCAGCAACGAATTTTAGAAGAAATAAATGAAAGAGTAAAAAGAGTTGAACTAACTTTGGATGAATGTCGTACTATTAATCGTAATTTAAACAAAGAAATTACAGATTTAAAAGTAGAAAAGCAAGATATTGATTTAAAATACACGGAAAAAAATAAACAAATTACAAAACAACTTTTATTAAATTAAATTTCAATAAATATTATAATATAATCATATTATATATTTTAAATATATAATATGACTACTAATAAATGTGTATCTCGGGATAAATTATTAAAGAAACTAAAAACATGGTTTGTAAAAAATAAAGGAAAAACAAAAATAACGATAGTTATTTCTCGGAAAGAATGTGCTTCAAACGCAACGGCTAATGTTAAATTAAATGATAATAATAACGTAATATCAATACCAAAATCATTATTGATAGTAGCCGATGATGTATATCACTTACCTATATGGAATACTAATATTAGATATAGTAATATTAATAATAAATCTAAATTAGCTATTGCTGTATTATGGCATAAAAATAAGGGTACAAAAAGTTTTTTCAATCATTATATAAATATATTACCAAAAAATTTGAAACATATTCCAATATTTTGGACAAAAAAGATTAAAAATTTGGTAGAAAATACGTATTTTGGTTTATTATTACAAAATCGGAAGATAGAATTAGATAATGAATACAATGATGTTAAAAAATGTTTAAATGGTAAATTAAAAATAACAAAAAAAGAGTTCATGTGGGCAAGGCATATAGTTGGATCTCGTAATTTTGGAATTATGATAAATGGTATATCTAAAAATATTTTAGCTCCTTTTGGAGATATGTTAAATCATTCAGATACTAATAATGTATCATGGTCATTTAATGATAATTCAAATGCTTTTGAATTTAAATCCAATCGAATTATTTTGAAAAATGAAATAATTAATATAACATATGGAAAAACAAAAATGGATTACTATGTATTATTATATTATGGTTTTTTTCCACAACGTAATAGACAGATTATATTTGATGGCTATGTTCTTTCAAATATTAAACAAAACTTGCCAAAAAGTGTACAAAAAAAAATAAAAAAGCATTTAGATAGTTTTCCAACAACACTAGAACAAGATATAAAAACATACAAGACAATGAATACATCTAAAGAATCTAATTTAATCGTTGCTACAAAAGTGCTTATCAATGAGAAAGAAATATTAAATTTACATATTTAGAATTTTATTGATACAATGTTCTTTTCAAATTATTATAAGTTGGTTTGCCAATATCTATCTTAATAATTATTAGTAACTTATAATCTTGAAAAATTTTCATTTAAATTTCTTTGATATCTTTGATTTCTTTGATTTTGTTGTAAATTAGTTTGATTTCCTTGATTCTCCTTTTTTTTACAAGAATTATAAGTAAGCATTGTAAAATGAGCACTCATTGTAATTAATAAAAAAATTGTTAAACTTATAATTAAATAACAAATTGGATGTGATGCTAATGTAAATTTTATATCATCTAATGCTAAACTTTCAATAGTTAGTTGATCTACGATAATTGGGGGGACCGACATATTTATTTTAATATATGAATATCTTTGTGTTTTAATCTTTAACTTTAATTTAATAAAAAATTAAATGAAACTTAAGTTTTATGATGTTGGAAGCTTATTTAGTATATTCACATATCAGGAGTTCTTAAAAAAAATTATCTATCGTAGATACAAAAGCACAAGATGTTAAAACAACTAATGACAATGGAATATTCATCATTTGTTGTAAAATTTCTATTTTGATTACAAAATGGTTTCGTGTAAATAAAAATAAAAATTAAACAACAAATTGGATGTGATTCTAATGTAAATTTTATATCATCTACTGCTAAATTTTCAATAGTTAGTTGATATACGATAATTGGATTCGAACGGAATAGTTATAGCCGTCTTATATCATTTTGTAAATAAATATCTTCTAATAAAACATTTTTTGATTTATTTCTTATTTTCATACATATTGTATATGACAATATTGAAAAGAAGATTATCATAGTTAAAAATAAAATTGTTGTTAAAATATACATGAATAAAAAACTTGGATATTGTGATAAATTTTTAACTCCATCTAATGTAAATTCTTGTATTGTGACATTCTGAATTACTACTGGCCAGCCTAATGGTGAACTACTATTCAAACTCATTATTAATTAAATATTTGGTAATATTTAATTAATAATATTTATTATTTAACAAATTTTTATTTAACTATTATAATACGCATTGATTGTATTATTAACAAAATCACGATATACTTTTACATTCTTTAGCCTACTTTCTAATGTTGGTACTCCTTCTGGTAAAAAAGGGGTATTTACTACATTTTTATAAGGTAAAGAAAAATCAGGTAATATTAAAGGTTGGTCGGGAAAACAATCTAAAAACATAGCAAACTGTTCGCGAGTAATTTTTGAATTAATACATGACCGAACACAATGAGGAGTTGCTCTTAAATGTCCTCCACTTAATAATTGAAACATTTCTCCAAGTTGAACGCCAAAGCAATTTTCTGGAATATCAACTTTTACAACATCTCCATTTCTTGATTTTATATAAAGACCGCATTCATCTGGTTTTTTAATTTTATTACCATTTAAATCTAAAAATAAAGGTGATGGCAATACAGTAATACTACCATGATCTAAATGCCATCCACATAAACCATCTTGCTGACAATTATATTTTTTTTCTCTTGGAAAATAATGTAATAATCTTCCTTTATAAGTTTTAGATTTTTTTATCATATTATAGAATGTATTTTCTTTATGAATATTGTCAGAAATTTTTTGTAAATATTTATCAAGATGATTACATACTGATAATCCAATATTCAATTGGATTTGACCCAATTCTTTAAATGCAAATTCAAATTCAGGTAAAATATCTTTAGGCCAAATATTATTACCATAAGTTCCAGGATATTCTTTTTTAAGTTTATCATCATCAGTAATTGAATCATATATAGGATTTGCATAATAAGAACCTTTAGCAATATCGGGAACACCGCCTTTCATTTTTTCTTTACCATGACTCCATCCGAAAGAAAAATTACTTTCGGCATGTACATATTTTTCTTTTATATTTTCAGGTAAATTAGCAAAAATCTGTGATAATCTTAATAATTTATTTTTTTTATCATCTAAATTTGGATAATCAGTTATCAAAATTATTCCAAGTCCATTTTGACCATAAGCTTGCTTAATTGTATTTGTTAAATCCTTATCAGATAATAAGTCACTATAAGATACAGAAACAATCTTGTTTGTCATCATTTTATATATTTACTTTGAAATCTTTAAATCTATTTTTTTTTTAATTTTATTGTAATTGGTTCTTTATTTTTTTGATTTCCTGAGTAATTAGGAAATATTATTTTTTTTTTCATCATTTCTGCATATGTTTTTGTTTTTCCAACATTTGGAAAATAACGGAATGATTTGTTTTGTTTTGTTCTTTGAACCATTTCATAAAAGGGGGTATGAATTTCATTACCCATACATTCTATCTGTAATTCTTGATATGGTGTTTTTTCTATACCAATTTTTTTATTTTTTTTATAAAAATATTCTCTAGAATATTGTAAATTTTCTATCATAAATGTCAGCAAACTTATATCATTTTTCTTATTAAAAGTGAATGATTTAAAACGATTTGCATATAAATGTAACAAAGTTAGATGATAGGAAGCATATTTTAATCCATTATTTAAATAATATGGCTGACATATATCAGTTGAATAGATAGTGATAATATTGTGATGATTAATATTAATTGAAGATGACTTTCCATATAATTCAAGAAATGGATGGTATTGATCTACAGTTAAATCTCCAGTTTTATCTAAATTTTTCTTAATAAAAGAAATACAATCAGAAACAACATTATCATAGTTATTTGTATAAACAGAAATTTTTGAAATTGGTATTAATTTTTTTTTCATATTATATATTTTTGAAGTTTCTATTAAATTATTATAAGCAAGATTGCCAATAATAATAACATCATTTCGTACTTTTAGAAAATTATCAATCAATTCATTCAAATGAGACATCAAATATTTAGGAGTATCCAAAGATTTTTTATTATAGGATAATTGTGAAATTTGTTTTTTTGTTTGGGTTAAATATAAATTTTCTAGTAATTGACATCTTTCATAAGTTTTTTCTACTTTAAACCATCCAGTCATTGGATTTGTTAATATCCTATACATATCCATAATTTGAAATTCTGGACGAACATAATGGATACCTTTAACTACAAATGTAGGAATTTTGTGATAATTAAATGACCAAATATATGATATATCTGCTAATTCATTTTCATATAATTCAGCTTGTATTTTATAAGTATTGGCGTGAAATGCTTCTTTTGCGGAAACTTCTTTAAATCCAGCCTTAACTAATAAATTTGCTATTGTTATCATATCTTTTATTGGGTCAGGTGAATAAAAATCATAATCTGGAAAGTCATTTGATGTATATAATGATTTTTTGGGATTTTTAGCAATAATAGATTCATTGATAGCCATTCCACCAAATACTTTTCTTTTATTTTTAATAATATATTCTTTTACAATATCTGCTGCTTGTAACATTTTTTTCTTTGTAGGTATAATTTTAACATCTAACACTTTCTTATTTTCAATGATTAAATTGGGAATATATTTTTTTACTTTATTTTTTCTATTATGTATATCTGTTTTCGTAATTTCTATATCACTCATTTATATATAATATTGAAATATAATAAAAACAAATTAAAAAGTGATAAGAAATTAATATAATATTATATACAATAAAACAAAGAATGATATCTAAAATTTTTACAAACTCTTTAAAAAGGGGAATATCGTTTAAACCAGTTAATAAAATTAATACATTTAATTATAATTCATTGAGAAGAATGAGTAACAGTGTAAGTAATTTTTATGATAAAAAAAATTTAACTTATGGTCATGGAATACCAAGTGAAATAGTATTTGGTAGAAATGAAACAACCATGAAACAAATTCCATCGATTTTAAATGGTGAGAAATGTGCTGTTCTTGGATATGGACCACAAGGACAAGGACAGGCTTTGAATTTAAGAGATTCTGGTGTAGAAGTTTGTATTGGGGTTAGAGAAAATGGTTCTTCTTGGAAAAAGGCTATTGAGGATGGTTTTATTCCAGGAGAAACATTATTTCCAATAGAAGAAGCAGTTGAGAAAGGAAATATTATTATGTTTTTATTATCTGATGCTGGTCAGATTGATATTTATCCACAGATTAGAGATAAGTTAGACAATAAAAATAAAACCCTTTATTTTAGTCATGGATTTGGAGTTGTTTATCAGGATAAAACAAATATTGATGTAGATAATTTAAAAAATACTGACGTTATTATGGTAGCTCCAAAAGGTTCAGGGAAAAGTGTAAGAACATTATATCAAAATGGTGGTGGAATTAATGCATCTTATGCTGTACATAGAGATGATTCTGGAAATGCTGAAAACAAGGCATTAGCTATTGGATTTGGAATCGGTTCTCCGTATATTTATGAAACAACATTTCTGAAAGAAGTATCGAGTGATTTAACTGGAGAACGTTCAGTATTAATGGGGGGAATTGCTGGTTTATTCAAAGCTCAATATGATGTTTTAAGAGAACATGGACATAGTCCAAGTGAAGCATTTAATGAGACTGTTGAAGAGGCATTACAATCATTATATCCATTAATTAACGAAAAAGGTATGGATTATATGTTTTCAAATTGTTCTACAACTGCTCAACGAGGTGCGCTTGATTGGTCTAAACGTTTTGAAGCATTAAATAAACCATTAATTGAAGAAATTTATAAAAGTGTTATTACGGGTAAGGAAGCAGAAAGAACAATTGATTGTAATTCTTCATCAGATTATAGAGAAAAATTAAACGAAGAATTAGATGAAGTAAATAATATGGAAATCTGGAAAGTGGGAAAAGAAATTAGAAAATTACGTTTTTAAACGATGTATATATGTATGATTATCAACATATATAGATATTAAATTTTATTTATATATATTTATAATAAAAAAATGTTAATTATTTATTGTTTATTGTTTTACTCCAGCGGCGTTATAATGAACTCCATTTGCAGCAAGCCAGTCATTATCACTAATTTTTTTTTGACAACAGTCATTTCCTTCTTCGCCAAAAAGAGCCATTCTTTCAGTGATATTGTCTTGTGCATCTCTGCAATTCATAACAGTAGAATCTTCAATTCCTAAGGAATTTGTTCTAACAATTAAACAATTTCCTTTTCCAGCAGTAACTGTAAATTGTGATCTGTCGGCATTGTACATACCGCATCTACAGATATCACCAACACTAAAATCTTGTGTACAACAAATATTATTATCAGGCATAGTTATTTATACTATAAATTAAGATTTTTATTTTTAGAAAGGTTTTAATTTATTAGTTAAATAAATAATAAAATTGAAATTAACAATAAATTATTAATTTAATTTAATGGAAATTTCAAAAAACGGTTATACCTTTTATATTGAAAGACTTGAAATCGAAACTGATAAGCAACTAATACAAAGAAGTTGGTTTATAGTTAATCAGTTAAATGATATTGAGAATGAAAATTTAGTAAAAGATTTTGAAAAGGCAGTAAGATTATCTCGTATTTGGCATAATATAAAAAATTTGAAATGTAAATATCATAATCAAATTATGGATACTATTGCTAATAAGCAAGTAAAACATTTTTGTTAAAATTTATTGATAAATGGAAAAATAAATAGTAATTTTTATAATAAAAAAATATATTTGTGTATAAAGATACTATTATGTTATAAATTATAAATATATGAGATGACAAATAAAAAAAATAAAAAAATAGTAAAAATAGAAAAAATAGAAAAAATTAAAGAGGAAAAAAAAACGGAGATAAAATCTAAAGAAACAGAAGATATATCTCCGCCAGTAATAGTAAAAAGAAAAAGGGGCAGACCAAAAAAAATAAAAACAGAGGAAGAAAAAAATATAATTAAAGTTAAAAAGAAGAGGGGAAGAAAACCTAGGATAAAAACAAATGAATCTAAAGATACTCCTATTGTAAAAAAAAAAAGAGGAAGAAAGAGGCGTGATAGATTTTATAGTTTAAGTACAGAACAAAAAACACAATTATTTGAAAAAAAAAGACATCAAGATAGTATTATTGTTAAATTAGCAATTGATGTTGATTCTATTGAAGAACAGAAAAATTTTAATAATGATAATTTATTTATTGAAAATAGTATTTTAACATACAAACCTAATTTAGATATCCCAAAGCCGTATGAACCATCTACAAATGTACAAAATTTTACTACTAATAATGATGAAAATGATTCTTTACATAATAATAAATTTGTTTCTACAAAAAATGAAAATAATATAGAAAATTTAATGAATTCGTATAAAGAAGTAGAATATCATTTACACGAAAGGGGGCAATCAATAAAAACAGATGTAAAAAATACAATGAATGAATTTTCAGCAGCAAATAAAACAAATGAGTGGATAAATTCAACTAATATTCGTTGTTGGTGGTGTTGTCATGATTTTGATAATAAACCAATTGGAATTCCAACATTATATAAAGAAAATAAATTTCATGTTTATGGATGTTTTTGTAGTTTTAATTGTGCTCTTTCATATAATTTTAATACAGATGATAATAAGAAATGGGAAAGAATTGGTTTAATTCATTTATTGTATAAAAAAATCTATAATACAAAAGAGGTAAATATATCATATGCTCCAGAGAGAGAATTTTTAAAGATATTTGGTGGTCATATGGATATAAGTAAATTTCGAAATCTTGACAAAATTTTAAAAAAATATGAGGTAGTTTATCCACCAATGTTATCAATTATTCCTCAACTAGAGGAAACAGAAATATACGTTGAATCTTCAAACATGAGAAGATCAAAACAAGAAATACCTGTAGATCAAGATAGAATTCAAAGAGCAAGGGATAAACTTAAATTAAAACGACAAAAACCACTAAGAGAGCATAATACATTAGAACAATGTATGAAATTAACTAGAAATAAATAATAGTAATTTATTAGGAACTTAAGATTTTGCGTTATTATTAATGTATAACTTTCTAATCTATTTTATAAAATGAATCCCCCACAGTTAAATTTTAACGCCTTATCAAATATAGAAAGAACTATACGCGCCAATGATAAAAATATGCAAAGTATAGCACCTCGCGTTAACTTAAATATAGATAATAGAATGAACAATTCTGGAAATGACAGATTATCTGATGATGAATTAGGTATGGATATTTTAGCAAATCCAAAAGTAACTCGACGAAGAAGTATGAACTCAAATGTTGATTTAGCAACTCCTTCTAATCATTTTTCTAATGATATTGGCAATGATAATGGCAATGATAATGATAATGATTTTGGGAATTCAAATTCATTTAATTCTATTCCGAATATTAGCGTAAATAGAGAGGATGATATAGATTTGGATGCTGAATTAGAATCTGTTCATAGTCATCATAGTGATCAAAGTCAATCAAATTTACACATACCCAATGATGAAATATTTGGAAGTCGTCGTTCAAGTATTAATTCAAATGATAGATCTTCAATAAATTCATCTGATTACGATGAACCAAAAAGTCCCCGAACAGTTCTTAGAGAAAAGAGAAAATTATTATTTAAATTAAAAAGATATGAAAGAAAGGGTTATAAATTATCTGCTAAATTTAGTATTCATACTCCATTAGAAGAGATTCAATGTGAATATGAAACAATTAGAAAGGAATCAAATTTAGAAAATAGTTTAAAAGTATCAAAAAATATTTTAATTTCTGTTTGTTCTGTTTTAGAATTTTTAAATAATAAATTTGATCCATTAGATATAGTATTAGATGGATGGTCAGAGGAAATAAATGAGGATGTTGAAACTGGAGATTATGATGAAGTTCTTGAAGATTTATATGATAAATATGCTGATACTGTAGAAATGGGTCCTGAAATAAAATTACTAATGATGATTGGTGGTAGTGCTGTCAAATTTCATCTTTGTCATACAGTATTGAAAACAATAATTCCTGGTGCGGAAACATTATTAAAACAAAATCCAGGATTAAAAAGTGATATTGCCTCACTGATTCAAAAAAATGTTCCTGAATTAGATATGAATGATTTAAATGTAATGCCAAAATCTAGTGATAAGGCAAGTGGATTAGGAAGAATGTCTCAACCGCGAAGAGAGATGCAAGGTCCAACAAATGTGGATGATATAATTAGAGAATTAGAAGAAAATGATTTTGATAACATGGGCAGTACAAAACCCAAAGATTTTTCTATTGGAAAAAGACACAAAAAAACAATAAGTCTAGATTTATAAAAAATTATATTTAATTATTAGTATAGAAAATGGAACAATTACAAGATTTTTTTAAAAATAA